CTTAAGCGTTTGGGATCTCGACAAGAGCGAATGGCGTTCATTTAAAATTGAAAACGTCACGTATGTTCTCATCCCAACTCCTGAAGAGGATAACGGATAAGGTAGCTATTTGATAGCTAGCTGAGAGCACACACGATGTGAGCGTTGTACCAATCCCCTCAACAAGGAAAGGCAACAACGATGCACAAAATGTGGATCACAGCTTTACTCGCACTGGCTATGGTGTTCACACCTACTCCAGCGAGTTCAGCAATTCAAAGTAACAAACCTGAAACGGTTATTGCTTCTTGGTATGCAAAAGGTAGAATGCGAAACGGGCAACCGTTTAATTACAACGCATTAACTGCCGCACATAGACATCTTCCCAAGGGAACTCGTCTATTACTTACAAACGTAGCTAACGGTCTCAAGACTGTAGTTACCATCACGGACAGAGGTCCGTGGGACAAGCGTCGAACTCTCGACGTTAGCCTTGGAGCTGCCAGGCAGCTCGGTATGGTTAGGGCTGGAAATGCAAAAGTAATCATGCAAATTCTGTAATGCTGTTGGAGGGCACCATCCCTCCAACTACCCGAAAAGAACACATCATGAAATTCAAACTGTGGCTTGACTGCGACGGAGTCTGCGCTGACTTTGACACCCATTTTGAAAACCTCGCTGGAGAACCATCTCGCGGTTACGAAGATAAGCATGGGACGAAGGCTTTCTGGAAGGTCGTAATGAGCGATCCTCAGTTCTTCGTCAATCTTCCTCTTATGCCAAATATCGAGCGTCTTATCAACGCCGTGCGTCATACCGAACCAACCATTCTGACTGGCGTCCCTCAGGGCAGCTGGGCTTCTCCACAGAAGCACTTGTGGAAGCACAATCATCGCGATATCTTTCATGGCATCGACATGATCACTTGTCTGTCGCGAGATAAGTCGCTCTATATGATTCCAGACGTTGTTAACATCATCGTAGATGATTGGCCTAAACATCAAACTACCTGGGAGGAGCGTGGTGGTACGTGGGTCATGCACACGTCTGTTGAAGACTCGCTCGAACAACTCGCAAAACTAGGTGTATTGTGAATTACCATTTCATTTTAGACTATGAAACAATCGGTCAAGATGTATTCAAAGCACCAGTCGTTAATTGCTCGGTCTTTCTGTTTGATTGGGCTCGATTCGTATCTTCCAATCCATACACGTTCGAAGAGCTGATCGAAGAGATCATTTTCACTAAGTTCAAGCTCGAAGAGCAGGTCAAAGCTGGCTACAAATTCAAAGATGAAGATCTAAAGTTTTGGAAAGACATCGGCGAGATTCGTCAGTGTCTTCCATCCGAAGATGACGTCTCGGTCGAAGACTTCGTTCATAGCTTGTACGACTACGTTCTTCCGTGTAAGATAAACCGTTGGTGGTCGAGATCTAACACCTTCGATCCTATTCTTCTTCATCGTAATTTTCGAGATCACTCTAGTCGCGAGAAGCTAGATAAGATCCTTCCGTATTGGAAGGTGCGTGATATTCGTACGTACATAGATACACAGTTTGATTTTAAGAACAAGGTCAACGGCTTCTGTCCTCAGGACGACGAAGAAGATTGGAACAAGAAGTTCATCCCTCACAATTCGGTTCACGACGTAGCAGCTGACATCCTTCGTATGCAACGAATCGATAGAACTATCCACCTATAAGGAGTAAATCAGTGCCGTTTCGTGTTGTTATCATCGAATCTGAGCGTGGCTGGCGTCAAAGAATCGATAAAGTTCTATACTTCGAGAATGACACCGATGCATGGGCTTTTGAGAAGAAGTTCAATGCGAAAAATACGTCGTTGACTGCTCCATATTGGTATATGCAAGCGCAAGATCCTGAATATATCAGAGATCTACCTGCCGGAAAGAACTACCACGTTATATAAGGTTAATGAGTGCAAGGGAATAAATATCAGTACACTATATGGAGTACTGAGTATGACATTCCAACACGGCATGAACCTTTCAAGTTTTGATTATTATACGCCAGAAAATCAATTCGTTAACGCGATGCTTTTGGCGGCATATAATCCACCTTCTGTCAAATATGACCCGGTTTCAGGCGATCCAGCTCAACCAGGTACCCTACAGGCTATCGTTCCTGTTATCGACGGAACTCACGAATATACGGTAAAGATATCTACACCTATTAGTGCAGTCCGATTTGGAAGCGCGGCCACACCGATTGGTGGATATACTAAAACTACCGCGGATGGTAAGTACAAATTTACATACACTCATGATCCATCTAATACGAATTTATTAAACGCACTACTTACGATAGTTCCATCTAGCTCTAATTCTACGATAGGACATATCGAAGTATATCGTACTGAACACGAAGCTCTACTTCAAAATAACAAATATGCTTGGTGTCCAGACTTCTTAGCGAGCGTAAAAGGTTTCTCACCATTACGCTTCATGGATTGGATGCGAACTAATAACTCGCCACTAACTAACACAAGACCAAAACCATCTGGTCATATGTTTGATACCGTTAATGGTTGTCCTTTAGAACTAGCAGCAGATCTTTGTAATACTGTTGGATCGGATATGTGGATTAACATTCCACATCTGGCTTCTGATGATCTAATAAGAGAGATGATCAGTGTTGCTATAAATCACCTAGATCCAAAGTTAACGTTATACGTTGAATATTCTAATGAAGTTTGGAATAACGCTTTTAGTCAATCTAAATACGCCGATGAACAAGCTAAGATCCATTATGGTTCGTCATACAAAGCATATTATTCGTATGACAACTGGTATGGTTTTCGTTCAGGTCAGGTGGCTAAGATCGCATCTAGTATCTCACCTAGAGCAAAGACTATTTTAGCTAATCAGCTCGGTAACACCACATCTAAGTGGGAACGAATTCTAGCTGGATATCATGAAGCTGGCGCTACAAACAGCATGCTTGGCGCTATAGCTGAAGCACCATATTTGGGGTGCGCGTCATCTCTATCGACTCAGATCCAATGGGCTCTGACCAGCAATTATGATGCTATGCACGCCGAACTTACGGCGAACATGAATAACAAGAAACCATGGGCTCCTGTCATTAAAGCTTATGCTGATAGTCTTGGTGTTCCTTTGTTCTTGTATGAGTATAATATATCTGTAGACGCTTGGCGCGTCTCTGATCTAGCACAAAAAGCAGCTCTCGTATCATTTCAGCAGAAATATTGTCATAGTAAGAGAGCTGCCGATCTGATCAAACAGCATGCGACTAATCTAGCTGCTGCTGGAGTATCAGTTGCATGTTTCTTCGATCATGCTGGTAAGGGTAGTCAGTGGGGAGAGTGGGGATGCCGCCCTAGCACTATTGCAACATATCCGATGTATGATTTTCTACGTGAACCTTTAGAACACTGGGTTCCAGGATATGTTCATTCATCTCCGCAGATTATATCTAAACCTAGCATAGGAACTGTGACATCAACTAATAACAGCGGTCCTATTTCTGGTACGTATAAACCATAATTAGCATTGAACTCCTGGGCTGATAAATAACATATCTTCCATCAGCCCAGGAGCTTTCATGAGATGCCATCAGCTCATCTACATCTCATGGTGCGCGCCGAGATAGCGAACCCTCCGGGTCCTAATCAGGTCGACCATGTTAATGCCTTCATGACCAACTTGGTCGATCACGTAAGAATGAAGGTTCTTTCTCCGGCAGTCACCCTTTGGTGTGATGAGCCTGGCAACGAGGGTATCACCTCGTCTATTCTCCTAACAACCAGTAATTCAGTCGTCCATATCTGGAACGACACCGGCTTATTCGAGTTCGACCTCTATAGTTGTGCTCCATATACGCCTGATGAAGTCATTGACTTCATCAAACAATACTTTGACGTCAAAAAGATCGTATACAAGTTCATTGATCGATCTACGGATCTAATAGAGATATAATGTCACACGTTACGTTTAAGTTTAAGAAAGAAGTCCTCAAAGAGATCCTTTGGGGCGACAATCCTGATTATGAAACGATCAAGAACGAGATCTATGATACGAGTCGCTGGTCGACTTGGCATGAGCTGATCTTCAAAGAGAAAGCGACTGGTCAGTATTTTCAGGTCACTTACTCTCGTGGTGCTACTGAGTGTCAGGACGAGCAGCCGTGGGAATACGACGGCGATGAGATCGACTGCGTTTGGGTAGAACCTGTCGAAGTAACTACGATCGACTATAAGCCGGTAAAGCCGTAATGGAAGAATATCAGTACGAGGGCTTTGAAGAGCTCGAGTCTCAGGGATTCGTCTCTGAGTACATCCAGATCGATCACAAGAATAAGGTCATAAGACCGTCTTTCACGGCCGATCATATCAAAGACAGCGGCTTCATCACCAAAGGCTCTAAGGTACGATTCCTTAATCGTAATGGATACGACATGGAGCGTGAACGAGCCGCTAAAGTATTCGATACAGAGAATGCTTACACCGTTAAGTCATGTCACGTTGGTGGATGGAGTTCAGACTATAGCTTCGAAGAAGTCGATGGTCTATGGAACACCGTAATGTTTGGTAAGTATGAATAATCATTTAGATTTGCATTTGTTATTATGCCATCTTTTAATGTTTGAATAAGATGCAATAATGTCACAATGATCGCACTTTACTTTACGCATAGCTTTATTTAAATTTTGAGGACGAATAGGAGGCGGTACTATTTTAATTGTGCCTTCTCCTATTCGTTTTTTGCGTGTGACAGATATTTTATCTTTAGTGTTTTGCTCTCTACTTCCTCGTTTTTTATTAGATTTAGATCGCATGGCTTTAAGTTCAATAGCTTTATCTTTTCCGTAGATTTCTTCATACGTCATATTTTTCAAACTTGTCTCTCTACCCTTATTCCATGGAACATTTCCTTTAGGATTTCCATCTAAAGCATTCTCTGGAATTAAATTGAACCATTCGCTAGATTCAACTATATTGTTATAAGATGAGAATTTTTCTGCAAAATGTGTAGCTTCTGCTTGAGACAAAAACTTCCAAATTTGAATAGTTTGATGAAAAGCATCATGTGCTTTAAGATGTCTTTTCCAATGCACTCCAGATCCTGAATACGAATAAGGATCTTTAGCATAGGTTTTGCCAAAGTATTTCTTATCACAGTGACTGCACTTTTTAACATATAAGTAGATCATAGTTATCTCCAAGAAGATCGTGGATTATTTATTACGATATGTCTAATTTTGATTTAATGGAACGCAACGAAACAAATAAAAATTCTAAAGGGGGGACTGAACTTCTTCAAGAGCGTCTTTATGATGGTTCAGTTCCAAGAGAACTTTTAGAGCAATTTCAAATAGTATGCTCTAGACTTCGTGTTTTAGACGAAACAAAATTTAGGATATACTGGGCTCATGACCTACCAGGCGATCCAGAGTCAGAGTTTCTAAAGAACGGCGGCTGGAATAAGTTCCACAAGATCGTCTTCGTCAGCAACTGGCAGATGCAGGCGTACATCAATTACTACGGCATCCCGTGGTCGCACTGTATCGTCATCGAGAACAGTGTATACGATCCGCGCGATATTCTAGCTCAGTCTGATCCTGAAGGCAAGATCAGACTGATCTATACGTCGACACCACATCGTGGTCTAAACATCCTCTATCCAGTCTTCGACGCCCTTTGCAAGAAGTATGAGAACGTTCTAGATCTAGAGCTTAATGTTTATTCGTCGTTTAAGTTATATGGTTGGGAGCAGCGCGACGAGCAGTATAGAGAACTGTTTAATGCTCTTGAAGCCCATCCGAAGATCAACTACTACGGAACGGCCGATAACCATACAGTTCGTAAAGCTCTAGTTGATTCGGACATCTTTGCTTACCCAAGCATCTGGCAGGAGACGTCGTGTCTATGTCTGATAGAAGCTATGCAGGCCGGACTGATGTGCGTCCACCCTAACTATGGAGCGCTGCCAGAGACAGCTTGTGGCGATACGATGATGTACCAGTGGCACGAAGATCTGAATACTCATGCTAACATCTTCTTTGACGTTCTCGATCATACTATCAATATCGTCAATGAGAGCAATACTCGCTACCGTTTGGCTGTAGCTGCTAATAGAGCTATTGAGCGCCACAACTGGCCAGATCGCGGTAAGTATTGGGAAGCTCTAATGAAGTCTATCATCGCTCAAAATCCATCTAAGACTCTATCGAAGGGAGTGTTTAGCTATGGAAGCTAATACGAACAACGTCATTCTGGGTCCATGGGCTCTCGGTCTTCCAGATCACGCAAGAGCTCTTCAGCATCCGACTATCAGAGACATTCACGCTCAAGCTCTAGTCGAAGAGGTGTCTGGAGATCTATTCGATCATTTAAGCGACTTAGGTTTTGACCTTGACATTTCTTCCAATGTAGATTATACTAAAGATCTAGCAATTATTGTAGAGTCTATCAGATCTTACGTCATGAAACGTAATGGTCGGTATCATCCTCTGCAAGAGGTAGCAGCTGAGCTCTTCGAATATAATGAAGAAGGTCAACTGTTTACACATAGAACTCTTATGGTCGAGTTCGACGGAACGATTGATCCTCCAAAAAGGCAGTGATAATATGATCCTCGTGGATCTACAACAAATTATGATCGCATCGATGATGGTCCATATGGGTAAGTCCCAAAAGATCGAAGTCAACATGTTCAAGCATATCGCCCTTGATTCTCTGCGTCATAACAGAGTCAAGTTCGGCGCTAAATATGGTGAACTCGTTATCGCTTGTGAGTCATCTTCTAATTGGCGCTACGAAGCATTCCCATACTACAAAGCGAATCGTAAGAAAGACCGTCAGGAGTCTACACTAGATTGGGATGGAATTTTCGAGGGTATGAACTCTCTGCGTTCTGACTTAGTGAATTATTTCCCGTATCGTTGCATCTCGGTAGAAGGTTGTGAGGCTGATGACGTTATCGGAGTCATCGCTAATGAGTTCGGCTCTCAGCTTCCTGGTGGTGAGCCGATCCTCATCCTCTCGGGTGATAAAGACTTCAAGCAGCTCCAGACATATCTTAATATAGATCACTATGACCCAGTGCGCAAACGCAAAATGGACGTAGCCGATCCAGCTGAGTTCTTGATCGAACTGATCATTGATGGAGATGGTAGTGACGGTATTCCCAATGTCCTCTCGGCGGATAATAGCCGAGCTCTGAAGATCCGTCAGACCACTATGACTAAAGGTCGGGTAGAAGCAATCAAACAACAAGTTAAGTCAGGCATCTGGATCGACCCTATCGCCGCGCGCGGGTATGCGCGCAATAGGCAGCTTATCGATCTATCGTACACTCCAGAAAATCATCGAGCTAGCGTTATGGCTCAATATCACGAGCAGAGTGGTAGAGGTCGGCAACACCTATTCAATTATTTCATGAAGAATCGCATGCGCGGTCTTATGGAGAATATTAATGAGTTCTAAGTACATTACAGCGTATACGCCAGTTGGCTATACGTACGCACCTCCATACATCAATGTCAGCTTCGTAGATGAAGACACTATTCGTATCATAGTACGTGGTGAACCTACTGATGGTGAGTGTGGACATACCTCGCACATCGACATTCCTCGTGATGTCGCTATCGAAACATTCTACGAATTTGAAGACAAGATTAGACGTGACTGATAAGACTATACTACTTAATGAAGCGCTACAAGCAGCGTACAAAGCATACCCAACGCACGAAGTTTTACTTTATAGACACTACAAGGGTGGTGTCTATGATATCGTAGGTCACACTTGGTTGACTGAAGAACAAGAAGTTGGCGTTCAATATCGTAGAGTAGATGGCCCTGGGTTTAGCCTCAACGAAAACGAGATAACGTTTACTCGTCCACTCTCGAGCTTCGCTTCTAAACTAGAAGATGGAACTCCTCGCTTTCAAAAAGTCCGCCGAACGCAAAGAACTGAATATGTCCCCGTCTGATAACGATAAATACAATCGGATGGCAGCTAAATTCTACCATTCATTGTACAATACAAATTTCTATAAGACGTCCTGTGAATTTCAACGTAAATGGACGTCTGCCATGAAGGACATACTTAATGAAGCTGGGTCTGGGCGAGATCTTCGAGAAAGCATCTCAACAGAAAACTAAAGCTGAAAAGATCGCTGTACTACAACAATATCAAAGTGTACAACTTCTCGATCTTATTCAATACGCTTATCATCCTGCGATCTCCTGGGATCTTCCACCAGGAGCGCCTCCTTACAAGCCAACAGACTATCTTGACCAAGAAGGAATGTTGCCTAGGGAGTGTAGACGTTTATACCTATTCGTCAATGGAAACGGTAGTCGATTAAGCCCAACTAAACTTCAGAATCTATTTCTTCAAATTCTTGAATGCGTTGCACCCAAGGATGCAGAACTACTACTCCTTATTAAGGATCGTAAGCTGCCAAAGGGGCTCACAAAATCTGTCGTCGAAGAAGCATTTCCAGGTCTACTAGCATATGAGCAAACTGAAGAAGTTCCGCAAGAATAATCATTGGGACGAAGGTCAGGATGCCGTTCTAGAAAGACGAAATCCCAAGGAAAAGAAGTTCGATAAAGCATTACGAACTCGGGATATAAGTTACTTCAACGAGATTGATGACTACGACTAATGCCTTTATATTCGTTTATCAACACAGAGACAGGTGAGGAACACGAGGAACTGATGAAGTTCAGTGATCGTGAGCAGTATCTCCTTGACAATCCACATTTTCAGCCGGTTATTAGCGCTTGCGGTTTCGTGAGTGGAATCGGTATGAAACCGGATGAAGGTTTCCGTGACATTCTTCGTGATATGAAGAAGGGATCGGGACGTGGGAATACGATTAATACATTTTGATTGAGTCTCTCTATTCTAAGAGAACGTCAATGCAAGAAACAACGCGTCTATCTAAGCGTGAAAAAAGAATACTGAGACAGCAGGCTAAGACTACTGAAGGTGCAAAGCCAAACCACGGTTTGGAGATGAGAAACCTTTCGCCACTGACTCAAAAGCAACGTGACATGTTCGAAGCCTTCAGAGCTGGTAAGAACCTCATGGCGCACGGTATCGCAGGAACTGGTAAGACCTTCCTAGCTATAGCCCTAGCGCTCGAAGAGATCTTCTCAGGTCTGTCGTCTTACAGAAGAATTATCGTAGTACGTTCAGTAGTTCCTACTCGTGATATCGGCTTTCTTCCAGGTGATGAGAAGCAGAAGTCCGAGGTATATGAAGCGCCATATTCACAGATCTGTACTGAGCTGTTTAATAGAGGCGACGCCTATGCGCTACTTAAGCATAAAGGTACGATAGATTTCATCTCGACCAGTTATATCAGAGGCGTTACGATAAATGACGCTATCGTGATCGTCGACGAAATGCAGAACATGAGTTTCCACGAACTCGACAGCATTATCACACGTCTGGGTAAGAACAGTAAGATCATCTTCTGTGGAGACTTCAGACAGTCGGATTTCACCAAGGAGCAGGAGAGGAGCGGACTCAAAAACTTCATGACGATCATTCAAAAAATGAAGGCATTTGAGTTCATCGACTTTGAGAAGAGCGACATCGTAAGATCACCGCTAGTTAAGTCGTACATCATAACAAAGAGCGACTTAAATCTTTAGTTGACATTTCTCGGGCTATGTGGTATATTTGCTACATAGCCCGAGTTGTATCTGGAGTTGATCATGGAAGTAGATTATGCTGAATATGAGCGTCAGAAAGAAGATGCTCTTCACGATTTTAAGATACGCATGATGTGCTCTGAAGATGACCAAGAGTATGTCGAAGAGATCTTCAAACTCCTGCATTCATGCCGCGGATTTGCATTGGCTATGCATAGCCAATTTCCTGTCGATATGACTCCAAGCGATGAAGATATCGAGCGTCATATCGACAGGCTGAATGCTTTGGTTGGTGAACCTTATCCTCAGAAAGCATAATCATGCTAATGAGTGAGTTCACTGTTCGGCTGAAAGATGCGATACCGGCTATCCTCAATTTCATCATTATCAAGGGCGGTGGCGACGAAGTCAGCTATATTCAGCTGTGTCTCGTCGTCTATGGTAAGGTCCGTTGGTTCACGACGGTCTATCATCCGACCGAAGAATGTCTCAATGACATCATCAATTGCTGTTTTGTGTAAGGAACGTTAAATGGGTATGCGCAACATCACCGTAGCCGGTGAAGAATATGAATATAAGATCGGCAAGCGTTTTGTCGAGATCCGTGGCCCGAATGGTTTCAAGAGGACTCCTCTGAAGCATCAGGCCTCGATGGGTTTCTATTCGGCTAAGGAAGTCGAGAAGAACGAAGCGGCTATCACGCCAGCGATGATCTCGATGTACATCCTACACGAGATCAAGAAGTGATCTGCCGCCCCCTACGCGTCGATTAAAGGGAACATATAGTGAACGATCATCTTGCATTTACCGGAACAAAAGACGGTTGGACCGAGCCTCAGACTAAATCTGCTTGCGTTGAGCTCCAGCGTCTTCGTGAGAAATATACGGTGATGCATAATGGAGATTGTGTTGGCGCCGATGAAAGAGCAGCTCTTATATGGGATGCTCTAAAAGGCGACATCATTCTTCATCCTCCAATTAATCCGAAGTATCGCGCCTTTATGTATTTTGGCATTCTTCTGCCAGAAGGCGAATACATCAAGCGAGACCATGATATGGTCGACGCTTCATCTTATCTGCTCGCCACGCCGAAAACGATGTATGAGTTCCTTAGATCTGGAACTTGGTCGACGGTACGCTATGGGCGTAAGCGCGGTCTACCAATCACGATCGTCTATCCAGACGGTTCAGTTATACAAGAACCAGGGAATGCTTTCAACACGATATTTTGAACACGATGCCATTAATCTACCGCCTATCGAATCTGAAGATACACCAAATGGACGCTATTACGTTACACCGAGCGGAGAGCGCTATCAGAGCGTTACAACCTTTCTCGGAAAGATCGGAGACAGCTCTTGGCTCGACTCTTGGAAAGAGAGAGTCGGTGAAGACGAAGTAAACAAACGGTCAACTCAGGCCAAAAGGCGAGGAACAGCTGTTCATGGCATCCTCGAACAGTATCTTCTAAACAACAAACAATTCGCTCGTGGCCAGATGCCGAATAATCTGATGATGTTCGCATCCATGAGAAAGAAGTTAGACGAGCAGCTCGGTACGATCCGAGGTATCGAGCTCGGTCTGTGGTCCGATAATCTGAAGATGGCTGGACGATGCGATCTACTCGCTGAATACGCCGGTATCATGTCGATCGTCGACTTCAAGACCAGTGCTTGGCCGAAAGATGATAAGAAGATCTTAAGCTATTACCAACAAACGACTATCTATGCTATGATGGTTGAAGAACTCACTGAAATAAAGGTTCCTCAACTCGTAGTTCTTATCGGTGTTGATAATGAAGAAGCTCAAGTGTTTGTTAGATCATCTTACGATCTGCGCGAGGATATCATTGATCTAGCGAACAGTGTTTCCTAAAGGTTCTCTACCTGTTCACTAAAAAAATTTAGTTGTTAACCAAACACCTGTTTACAACTTATTATAGGCTTTATATAAAGGCCTAGTAGGCTGGATTGGCACCGACCGCCAGCCGAGACTGGAGATTGCGCCGGGGCACTGAAAGGGGAAGAATTTAAGGGAGCAAGCCAGCCACAGTTCGGGGATTTAATTCCGGAGCGGTTTGTGGTCCAAACTAAAATCGAGGGGCGGTGGACTTGTAAGGAGATTACAAAGTCTACCATAAAAGAAGCGGTCGAGTTCATGTTAGGGCTGATGATACCTGGAGATCAAGATCTGATCTCCAAGTTGAAAGTCTCTGTCAAGATGGCTTACAACCTAGCTAAGAATTCGGATAGAACGGGCGGCGTATGGTGGATGGATTCTTACCGAAGTCCTATTGATTTTGATATAGAGATCGATGGGTGTTGTAATTGGGCCACCACTCTCACGTCGCTCGCTCACGAACTGGTTCACGTCAAGCAGATGGCTTTGGGTGAATGGACTCAGAATGAGCATGGAACCAGTAACAGGTGGCTCGGGCAGCTTATAGATGTAAGCAAATACCATTACCGAGATCTACCATGGGAGATAGACGCATACGGTCGCGAAGCCGGACTTTATATTCGGTTCGATGAATGGTTCGATGGTAAAGATATAAGGCCATTACCGAATATATCTCCTGATACTCAGTTACTCGTTTCGTCGATGGCTGGAACTATTAAACCATTAAAATTATAACAGAAATTTAAAAGTTCCAGGCTATTTTCCATTTTTAGGAAATAAAGGCCTTTACAAAGTTATTTCAACCTATTATATCTGCCAGGGTAAGAGGGGATTAGCCCTCTTACCCTGGAGTTGTTACAATGCAGACCTCTCGTATCAAGCGAGTCTTGCTAGTCTCGCCAGCTCAGATCGAAATGACCCGTCGTGGGTTCAGTAAGATCTGGATCACCATTGAAGGGGAGTCGGCGATCGACGCTCTTCTCAATCAATCCGTCCGCAATATGGAAGACTATGTCGACGTCTCCAAACGGGCGATCGCGTATGCTCAGCTCGCCGATAACTACGGTGATCTGATCCCCAGCTACACCAACGAGGGTTCGTCCAATGGCGCACATCTCGAAACGGCTAGCTGGCTGATGAACGATCAGGGAACGGTGTTCGACATCGTCCTTGCTCTGGATTATCAGAACGAGCCTCGGCTTGATGATATCAGCGTCGTCACCATCATGCAGCAGGATGATCCCGTCACTCTCGACGGCGCTCCACTGGGTGAACGTCCGTTGGTGATGCTCGGAGATATCGAGATCCTCACCATGGGGCTTGGTGAGGATCTTGTCACCCACGGGCGACGCGCCGAAGACAATAATCAGAACGATGATCGTGAGAACGGTGGTCAGGGGCGCGTCAAAGATCCGACGACCGATGGCCGTCTCAAGGAGAATGGCGGCGGTGAGAATGGACAGGGTGATGTCCGTAGCGAAAATGATGGTCGACTGCAGGAAAACCGCGAACCGGTTGCTGCACGATCGGCTGATCAGTCGGGGCGCCGCGGCCGCGTAGCTAACCCGCTCACCGATCGCCGAACTCGTGCCAATCGGCGACCGACCGCGGAGCGGCGACCGAACCCGGACGATCGCCCCGATGGCGGTGGTGCTGGTGGCAATGGCGGTGGCGCCGGCCCGGCAGGCGGATCTGGTCGGTCGACCGGTGGTAGTGGAAGCGGCGGCGGTGCGACTGCTCACCATCAGACCTGGGAAGATGGACGCCCGCGCACTGTAGAGGCTACCAAGAAGGACGGCCAACCGCGTCGGAAGCCGGGCCCGGCTCTCGGCACTCGCTATCGTCCTCGGGTCGGTTTTACGGATCGTCATGCCGCCTGACCCAATACCAACACTCTCAAAGGGGCGTCTTCGGGCGCCCCTTTTTTGTGTCTAATTCGTGCCACTTTTGCCTTTACAAGGTACCGGCATTAGTATATAAGAGGTATACCAATTCCAGCAGTAGTATTAGATGTTCTGCTGAGTAGTTGTCTATCCCTTACATACAGGACGATCTATATTATGCCAGCTGCTCCGGCCGTTGTTGACGCGCCTATTTCTCTGCTATCCTTCATCGACGGCATGACTCCCTTCACCGTATCTGACGCTGATGTTCTTATTAACCAGCGTTCAATCATCCGTCAGGTTGGTTCCCTTGTTATCGTGAATAACAGTGTGCGCAACACCCTGAGTCTGGATGCGGCCGAGGTTTTCGATAAGATCATCGCCAGCTTCATCATCTCTAGTGTCAAGGTGAAGTATGTCCGAGTCTATGAGGACTTCTTCAATGGTGCTTCGCAGTTCGCTGCTATCAGCGCGATGCCTATCGTGGAAGCATATGAGTTCGCTTCCAAGGTCGGTCTGAATATCTCGATGGATGACCTTCTAGTGATCGCTCGCTTCGAGCAGGTCAAGAAGAGCATCGTCGACTTCTTCACCTTCTACGGCAAGAAGCAGTTCGCGGCTGGAGAGTATCCATTCGCTGAGAACACTCTCAATAACAGCAAGCTGAAGATCACCAAGATTGGGCGCGAGCGCTATGTCGGTAACGGTCAGTACAAGATCGGCATGAAGAAGGTCGAGAAGATCTGGGAAGCGGCTCGTCCCCACTGGCTGTCTCAAGACACTCACAACAAGTTCGCCGGCTCGATCTCTCGCACTAGCGGCTCTAGCTGGAACCGTCGACATCACAACCATGATCTCGTCATCACTCCGGACTCCGTGAAGATCGGATGCCAGACTATCAGTCGTTGGCAAGTAGAACAAGCCGCTATCGACTTGGAGCTTAACTTCAACGGCTAATCTTGATGGTTTACTTTTCCCATCAAGTATAATATAATAGGTCTGAAGGAGACAGATTATGATTGCTGACGTCGTGGCAACCGCTCATACGCCGTGGGGTGCGAACTCCATAAAGGTGGATGAAGATCTGTCTCCTTCCGAGATGCTGAAGGTCGCCGGACTCGACTGGGAGGTCGAGAAGCACCGCGCCTTTATCGATCTGCTTGAACCAGAGTATGACGATCTGTCCGGTAGCATCGTCGATAAGGTCAAGCAGACTCCGATCAACCGAGCCGCCCTGGTTCGTAGCACGGACAATAAGATCATCGCCGACGTGACGCCTGACTGGGTTCCTCTGCAGAACGCTGAGGCCTTTCAGTTCTTCACCGACTTCGTCAAGGCCGGCAATATGCACATGGATACGGTCGGCTCCATGAAAGAGGGCAAGCTCGTCTGGGCGCTGGCCAAGGTCGATGACGGCTTTACGATCGGCAGGGATGATAGGGTCGACAGCTTCCTGCTGTTCACCAATCCCCACGAGTTCGGTAAGGCTATCGACATTCGGTTCATGCCGATCCGCTTCTTCTGCACCAACTGTCTCACCAGGCCTCTCGGCAAGAAGGGATCGTTCGAGCAGGAGAAGGTCGTAAAGATCAACCATCGGAAACAGTTCGATGCCGATATCGCCAGAGCTGCTCTTGGGATCGCCCATCAGCAGCTCGATGTGTATCGGCAGCAGGCCGAGCTGATGGCATCCAGGCGCTATACGCTGGAAGAGCTCGATCAGTTCTTTCAGAAGGTGTTTCCCAAGAGCGGAGACAATGACACTCGGAGCCGAAACCATGAGTCGGCTCTGAAGATCATCCACAGTCAGCCCGGCGCTGAGAGCGCTAAGGGAACCTGGTGGCAGGCGTTTAACGCGGTCACCTACATGACAGATCACGTCGTCGGTCGCAGTCCTGAGACTCGGCTGCACTCGGCGTGGTTCGACTCAAATAGCAAACTGAAGATCAAGGCTCTTGATCTCGCTGTGGAGATGGCACGATGATCGATCTGAAACCTGGTGTGTGCTTGATGCAGAAGAGCCTCAAGGATCATCCAAATCCTAACATTCAGCTCACGTATGGTGGACCGAAAGAGAGGGGACGGTATCATCTGTCTTTCTACATTGGCACCACGACCCACAACGATCCTATGACTCCCAACATGATGATGAATCGTCTTGGTTGGGTGTTTGATCCTGAAAGAGCACAACAGCTTATCGATGCAGAGGAGAAGGGGTGATGTACGTTATTGTTACTCGTTGGCCAAGGATCGAAGGGCCAGACGCCTGGAAGATCCATCGTCGAGAAGATAAGCAGCCGTACTCGTGGGACTCCGCAGAGAAGGCGAACATCGTCTGTCGCACTACGTTCTATAACAAGAGCAACAAGGGTGATGCCAAGGTCGTGCCGTTGGCGGATACTGCCGATGAGGAGGTCTATTTCTAACCTGCCGGTCCCTTATATTCGTGGCCATATACGTGGCCAGAGAGGGCCAGCAGAGTTAATTCGGATATAAGAGCCATATGGCCCACCATAGAAACATTGGCCATCTCTCTGGCCTTCTGCGGGATTCGGAATGAGACCTAAAGTTCATAATCTTATCGTCAAGTACGAGAAAGAGATCGAAAAGCTGAATGCTGAGGCTGAGATGGAGACCATGGTCGGAGGGCTGATACTCCACAACGAGGCTAAGACCCTCGAACGGGTGATCACCGATCTGAAGAACATGGAGATGAAACGGTGACATACGACGACGCTCTCTTTATTCAACTCGCCAAGAAGCAAAAAGTGTTAACTCGTCCTGTGTTGGCTGATCTAGTCATACGAACTATGCAGCACTGGGCCACTGAACTCGGTCTCAGCCGTAGTAAATTCGAACGATGGGTCGATGTTAACATCGAGGGCGCCGTACAGTACGTTGAAGCGCGCGGGATAAATGTGGTTGACATTTCAAGCTAGTCGTGTTAGTATTTCTCTCATAGAGGGGTAGGACATGGCACGCGGTCTCGAGAGAGTTCATTTCAGACTTCTACAGACGCCTTGCTGTGGTCAGCTTCTCTGTTGGGTGAACCCACGCTTTCCATCGTTCTGCCCTGAGTGCGGCAAGAGCATATATCCTGAGATCAGATCAAACGTCTTATCTTCAGATGATAATGCCAGACTGTCGGTGGATCCGAAATGACGATCTACGTCGATCCACCGCGATCTTTCACGCACAAACGTAAGTCATATACTCATATGATGGCCGATTGCCTGAACGAGCTTCATGACTTCGCACAACTAATCGGCATAAGACGCCACTGGTTCGACAAGGACCATTACGACATCAGCCCAGAACAGTTTCACGATGCCGTGATGTCTGGTGCTAAGGTTGTCACATCACGCGATCTAGTTCGCCTGCGCCAGAGCCGCCGCAAAATAAACTAGTTTACAACGACCATTACTCGATATATAATGGTCTCTCATCACAAAATTCGTATCAAGGTATCTCGTGGCACGCCGTCCCTCGCTCATCAAAAAGACAACGAAGAAGCCAGCTGTTCCTAAGAAGACAAAGTCTGAGCTTTACCTCTACAACATGAAGCACTTCGGCATGGAGCCGATCTTCACCTCGAAGCCAGTTACCTTCAGCCAACATACTCGCAACCTCTACTGGTACACCGCGATGGGTACCACCGTTAAGGAAGCTAAAGAGTATCTCATCGAATATCTGAAGAGCTCAGCTCGTTTCGATGAGGCTAAGAAGGCTTCAAACATTCCAGACAAGTGGATGCCGACGACGGCCTGCTGGGTCGCTCGTATGTGGTCTAGAGGCGCGATTCTTCCTGAAGGAACTCGAGAGTTCTTCGAAGAGAAGATGACCGAGCTGTTTGATCGAGACTACTCGAAGGCTCGTATGTCTGTCTCATCAGATGATGACGAACCTGAAGAGAAGAAGGTCGTCGAAGTTCGTAAGCTGACCGTGCAAGATCGTATGCGCGAGGCTCTCAGTGAGTTCATCGGTGGTATCGAAGAAGAGTGCGATAAGGTCATCATGGGTGAGGTTAACAACTTCGACCTGTATGAACATATGAAAGCAAACAATCTCCCACCGGTTCAGGCCAAGCGTGTATTCGATTTCTATGAACCACAGCTCGTAGAAATCGAACACGCTTATAACAAGACAGATCCTGAGATCGTCGAAGGTTATACATCATACAAGCGTGATCATCTAGAACGTCTGTATGACTTCTATCTGATGCTCATCGATGATGCTGAGCGTTATCAGCAGAACGAGAAGAAGGTTCGTAAGCCAAGAGCCACAAAACCTGTGACTGCTGATAAAAAGCTCAAGGACTTCAAGTACATGAAGTCGTGTAACGCGAACAAGCTCGTCTCGGTCAGTCCTGAATCTATACTCGGCTCGTCTGAACTATGGGTGTTCAACGTTAAGTACAACCAGTTGACGGTTTTCAGATCGTCTGATCCAAGAGGTCTCGATGTACATCGTACAGCAATCACGAATTTCGATGAAATGCAGTCGATGACTAAGAAACTGAAAGCTAAGGATGTTCAAAATGTTCTTAACGAAGTATTGAAGGGTGGTAAGGTCACTCTTCGTAAGCTGATGGAGACCATCAATGGCTCTGATCAGAGACTTCAAGAACGTATGAACGAGAATACGATCATTATGAGAGCAGTAAAGTGAATAACAATTTGATCTATGCTAATCTACAAGCATCCGATGTTAAAAAGCTGCGCGAAGAGACCGGAGCTGGAATGATGGAATGCAAGCGCATGCTCTGTGATAAGAAGTTTAGAGAGTACATCACCAAACTTCGCGGCAATAACATCGGTAGCGATTATCTAGTCGCTGATATGCTCGAATATCTGCTAGATCGTAATAGCCATTTCAGCTGTGGTCCTTGCTAATGCCTACGGTCTATGATAATGAAGGACACCGTCGTTCTTCGATGCGCAACTACCATCGGCTAGTCTGGCGACTGGCTGCATGGCGTGAAGATCCGTGTTGCCGTAATCCCAAGTGCCGCAAACTAACACACAATGATCCATTTGGTGCAGACCCTAATAACAAGTGTACGACTGATCATATTATCTCTCGTGGACTCGGTGGAACAGATAGTGAAGAGAACTTCACCCTACTCTGTGGTCGTTGCAATAACAAGAAGGCAGATCTCGAGAGCAAACTGCTTGGAATAATCCAGCAACTCGGTGGAAAGATCATTAAAAAGTCCTTGACATTTGAAGAAGACTAGGATATAAGTATCTAGTCATAAGGTTAATGATGCAATACTAAACTGGAACAGCACAGGAGTTCGAATCTCCTCGCCTACACCATAAATTATGATTATTGACATAGATTGGGATGATATAGAAGCTGTTAGAAAATTAGCGCAACGTGCTAAATCTAGAGCTTTAATGTTAGACACCGAAAGAAAAACTACATCTGAGAGACAGGCAGAAATATTTAATGCTTGTATGAATATTCTTGAAACAGATATTTCTCATTTGTATGACAAATCTAATCAAAATCGTAACTATTATGTGTATGCACACTGTGATACATCTAAAGTTTTGCTCAAAACTAAACGTGATGGCAAAGTAGCTTTTGCCGCTACGTTAGGTTTAAATCATTTTCCTTTCTACATTGGAAAGGGAACTGGTAGTAGAGCTTATGATGTTAATCGTAATGAAACACACCGTAAAATAAAACAACGTCTTAATACTCATGGAAAAGATGTTGAAGTGTCTATTGTTAAAAGCAATTTAACTTCTAGCGAAGCTTTTGCTTTAGAGAGCAAACTCATAGACATCTTTGGAGTAATAGGAAAAGGTGGAAAACTTACGAATTTAGATGAAGGTAAAAATTCTCAAAGTCGTAGGTTATTATATCTTAATGATTTGAAGATAGTTAATCCGTATCATATTTTATGATGTGGGCGTACTGGGAATCGTCTGGCTAGATATAAAATTGTTGAAACCGATTGACATAATAAATGCAAATGACAATAGTGTCCTTGCACAGGATTTCGCACTAGCTGCGTAATGCTGTTTGGTAGCTACGGCTACCGCACCGGTCGACGGCTACCGTGGAACAGAAAGCCGTCACTTTTCCTAAAGGCTTGTTATGACTTTTCTTGGCTTCATAAGCATATTTGTTCTGATCTATACGACCATAGGATTAATCATCTCTTATTGTTGGATCCGTTTATTCGGAGAACCAGGGAGCGATGATGCTCCAATAGGAGTTGTTTTTGTTTTTTGGCCGTTAACTTTCTGGTATTATCTCATTAGCATCATTAAGACTCTAGCTCTTAAGCATAACGAGGAAGCCGAGGAAGCAGCATGGAGAAAGAAACAATGATCTTTATCATCATTTTGGCGCTGTATATATTAGGCGCTATGATTACTACTTTCTTCGCGTGTGCTCTGTACGGCATAGATAATTTCGATGATGAGGTCTTGTTCTTTGGTGCTGTGCTTTGGCCGATGTTCATCACATTGCTATTGTGCTTATTCACATGCAAACTTGGCAATACAGTATACGAAATTAATAAAGAAAAGCAGAGACGAAATAAATTATGAACACTGAAGATACTATCCGAGTTAAAATGTTTGCTTTGCAGATCGCACAAGATGTGTTAGATCGCAAAAACAAACTAACAGCCGAAGCTTGGCGTCTAGGCCATCATAAAGGTAGTGACGATCACATCGTCACTACGGACGATGTGATCAAAGAATCCGAAAAGATCCTAGAATTTCTGTTCAAAAACTCCTAAATATATTCTCATGCCCTCGTAGCTTAATGGAAGAGCTATTGTCTTCTAAACAATCAGGTGCGGGTTCGACTCCTGCCGAGGGCGCCATATTTACTTTGATTGAAGACTATATTCTTTTCTCAAAAGAGCATAAACATGCCATAAGTAGTTGTCGCACATAAATAAGTGGTCTCTAACAAGGAACCACCTAAATGAGCGCAAAGAAGACTACACCACCAAAACAGCATATAAAGATGACACGACTCATCGATGATCTCGAACTAAAAGTTCTTAAGACATCTGCATCAAACGTTAATGTTAGTAGTGATGATCTTTTAATATTGGTCGAATATGCTAGACAATTAGAAGCCGTTGTTAGTTCTGACGGCGACGACCCACATAACGCGAAACAACTATTTCTTAAATGATATTGTTCATTTTAATTCTTGCTGGATGGTATTTTGCGCGAATCATAGTAGCTGAAGCTATCTATTATACGCCTCAACCTGTTGCTAGAGGCGCGTTCATCCTATCAGTTCTAGCATCCGATATGTTCATCGTCGGAATTGCTTATTTTTTCGATCTATCTTTTGCTCAATACATGCTCTATTTTGCTGGGGCCAAAGCTATAACCATCCTTTGGATGGATTACAATCATCTCTTATATCTAGATCTAAATGAAAGCTAATCTTGTCTAAATTCAATTTTGAAATGGCTAAAGAGATCGAAAAGCTCACGCGTAGTGGATCTGATATTATCGATGCTGTTGTTCATGTGTGTTCGAAATACAATATCGACATAGAGACAGCAGCATCACTCATTAAGAAAGACGCTGCTTTAAAGTCTAAGCTTCAGATCGAAGCCGAAAACATGAACATCCTTAAGAGATCCGCTAGACTTCCTATAGACATATGATGACTGGTTTTGATGTCTACCGAACTTATCTTGCACTTAAACAACACTTCACAAAAGAAGGATACGATTTTACTAGATACGGTGGTAGAACAAATGCTAAAGCGAGTACGTTCGAATCCCGTAAAGATCGTTATTACTTCGAAAAACTTTCAAAACAAAGAGATCCAACAGGATATATCATCGCTAATCTTATCGATGATGTCAGGATCTGGCCCGGAGAACTTGTCTCTGACGCTGCTGAAAGGAAATACAGAGATTGGCTTAAACGAAACCAATCTCTCAGTTACAACTTCTCACAAGATCTCTCTAAACTGGAACAATCATTCGATGACAATTTTAGAGTCAGTGACGGGCGTCATCCCGAAATAATCAAATTATATCTCCGTAAAGAGATATGTATCGAGACTCTAATCATATTGATGCATCTAACAGGTTGTTATGCACGATGGAATAAAGTTATGGAACATGATCCGATATGGAAGAACTTGTCGTTAAAGATTCGTAAGTATCAGCCATTCATGAAATATGACCTTGACAAGTTCAAAAAAATAACCCTTGACAAATTCCAGAGTTAGAATATAGTATGGCTAAAGTAGTTATTGATATCGATCTAGAAATCTTTGAAGATCTAGTTGTAAACAGTCTCATTGATTCTTATCAGATCCAGTTAAAAGAACGTGATTTTGAAAAGCGTAGATCTAAGAACGATCTTATTTCTGATGATCTTCGTGCTGTTGCTAATACCAACTATGAACATTCGAAGAAATTTGTTAAAGCTCTTCGAACTGTCATTAAGTATTATACGACTACTACTCAACGACGTGAGATGGGGTTCGATTTTTAATGGCTAATGAGACTTTAAAACGACATAATCGATATAGCACTGAATGGCAGTTCGCTAAGAAGTGTTGGAACTCTTTAGTAGTTGGTGATGATATTCCAGATGTTCCTCTATATCAGCTCTACGAAGTGAATGAGAACACTGGAAAAGAGAAGCTGATCAAAGAGCTTCCGATCACGCCGATGAAAGTGACATATCAAGGTCGTACATTCTTCGGATGACTGAGTGAGTTTCTCTAAGAAACAGAAGAACCAGATCTCGACGAATAAATAATCTCGGATAGCGATAGACGCTCATCCATTACATAACGCAAAGGAGTTTTGCGATACCATGCCTAAGCAATTTGACACACTCGCCGTCATCGGACGCTTTCAAGCACCACACAACGCTCACTTCGAACTACTCGAACGTGCCGGAAAGCTCGCCAACCAAGTCGTAGTAATCCTCGGTTCGGCTCATCGCCCTCGCGATTTCAAACACCCATGGACTGCAGCTGAGCGAATGCAGATGCTCGCTCCTGAACTTCTGAAAATCCAGGAGTTCACTGGAACGAAGTTCGTTATCGAGTGCACTCATGACACCCTTTATGATTATGACGCCTGGGTTGCTCGCATCCAGACTCACGTCGCTAAACACACTGTTCCTAGCGACCGCATTGGATTGATCGGCCACGCGAAAGATCTCGAGACGAAAGAATATCTCGAGATGTTTCCTCAGTGGGAGCGAGTTGGCATAGACCTCATCGAGATCCTCGACGCCACTCAGATCCGCGACATGTATTTCAGCGAGAAGTTCAATCCGAGCTTCTTGACTGGAGTCATGCGTCCATCGGTTGTTTCTTTTCTTATGAAATTCCGCGAGACTCCCGAGTTCGCTTACATTATGGCCGAGAAGAGAGTCATCGATGATCGCAAGAAGAGCTATGCTAGTCTTGACTATCCCAGCTGTGCTATCACGGTCGACGCTGTAGTCGTTCAGGCTGGCCATATCCTTCTGATCAAGCGTAAGTCGAGTCCTGGTAAAGGACTATGGGCTCTACCTGGCGGTTATTTCAACGCCGGCGGATGGAGCAATCGTGAGAAGACCTTTATCAAGCCTGATATGACGCCGACCGATGGAATACTTCGTGAATTATCAGAGGAGACTATGATCGATGTACCGCAAAAGGTTCTACGCGGTTCTATCCGATCTATTCGTGACTTCTGCCATCCTAATCGTTCACTGCTTGGGCGATCAATTACGTTCGCAGCGCATATCGTGCTCAACGGCGGCGAATGGAAGCTCCCAAAAGTGAAGGGATGTGATGACGCCGAAACCGCTAAGTGGGTTCCATTCATCGATGTCCGCCGTGAACACCTCTTCGACGATCACGCCGACATCATCCAGTCTTTCGTTCCTAGCATCGATCTGATAATGTAATGGTGAGTATCGTTGGACATGATCCAGGATGGGTGAAACGAGTCACTTGTAAGAACTGCGCTTCGATCCTGGAATACACTCAGTCAGAAGTTCAATCATTCGTCCACTATGATTATGGTGGTGGATGTGATGAAGTCTATTACATAGACTGCCCAAAGTGTACAAAACAAATTAATGTCAGGTAAGCGATAGGCGCTCTACCTCTATCTTTGATAAGGAGTTTATCAAATGCGTAAAAACATCATTCTTAACAGCGACAGCTACAAGTTCAGTCAGTACTGTCAATACCCCGACAAGACGGAGTTCGTGTTCTCGTACATCGAGAGCCGTGGCGGTATCTACGACAAGCTGGTCTTCTTTGGCCTTCAGATGTTCCTAAAGGATTACCTGAAGCGCAAGATCAAGCGTAAGGACATCGATCGTGCAGAGCGGCTCATCACTAAACATGGTGAGCCGTTCTACCGTGAGGGATGGGAATACATCCTGAAGGAGCACGGTGGTCGTCTTCCCGTCAAGATACATGCGGTCGACGAAGGTACAGTCATTCAGCCTGGTCAGATCCTTCTGTGGATTCGCAATACCGACCCGAAGTGCTGGTGGCTCACATCGTTTCTCGAGACGGCTCTGCTTCGTGCTATCTGGTATCCTACCACGGTGGCTTCGAACAGCTACGCTAGCAAGCTGATCATCAAGCACGCTCTTCGCGAGAGTGGTGATGAGGCTCTTCTTCCGTTCAAGCTCCACGACTTCGGTGCTCGTGGTGTGTCGAGCTGGGAGTCGGCTGGCATCGGTGGTCTAGCTCACCTGGTCAACTTCATGGGAACGGACACCGTCACAGCTCTCGAGTACGCCGAAGAGTTCTATGACGCCGAGGAAATGCCGGCATTCAGTGTTCCTGCCATGGAACACAGTACGGTCACGTCCTGGAAGAAGGAGAACGAGATCGGAAGCTATCGCAATATGATCAAGATCTACGGCAAGCCCGGCAGCATCGTATCGATCGTGAGCGATAGTTATGACATCTACGAGGCGTGCAAGATGTACGCCGGTCCGCTCAAGCAAGAGATCATCGACTCGGGAGCTACTCTGGTAGTACGTCCTGACTCGGGTGATCCTTCTGTCGTTCTGAAGAAGTGCCTGCAGATCCTCGAGGAAGGCTTCGGCTCGGTCACTAACGAGAAGGGCTTCAAGGTCCTCAATCACGTTCGTGTTCTCTGGGGTGATGGTATCAATCATCAGAGTATCCGCTCTATTCTGTTTACGCTCATGCTCGCTAAGTACAGCGCTGATAACGTCGTATTTGGCCAGGGTGGCGCTCTACTTCAGATCAATAACCGTGATGATCTGAAGTTCGCGATGAAGTGCAGTGCTGCATATATCGATGGTGAGTGGGTCGATGTGTTCAAAGACCCGATCACAGATAGTGGTAAGAAGTCGAAGAAGGGTCGTCTCGATCTTATCCTCGTGGATGGTGAGTTCAAAACCGTCCGGATGGAAGATAAACCAGATGGCGTCTTCAGTGAATTGAAGTTGCGTTTCCTTGATGGTATGCTCTTCAATCTTACCACTCTTGCAGAAGTCCGTGAACGGGCTAATGCATAAACTTGTTGACAATTCTACAAAAATGTGATATAAATACAGAGCTTGACCGGTAAGGAATTACGACATACGAGCTGGTCAAGCTCACATTTGCTTTGTTATGAACTATGTGGGATACGAAACATATGAAAACATATTAATAATACGAAAGAACATACAAACATGGCATCATTTGCTGATCTAAAGAAGAACCGTAAGTCTAGTTTCGATAAGCTATCGAGTGATCTAGATAAGCTCGCTAAGGGTAATGAGCGTAGCAAGGATGAGACCTTCTGGTCCCCTACCGTTGATAAAGCAGGAAACGGTTACGCAGTTCTTCGATTTCTACCTGCACACGGTTCGGAAACTTCTCCATATGTACGCTACTGGGATCACGGCTTTCAGGGGCCTACTGGTAAGTGGTACATCGAGAACTCTCTGACCTCTATCGGACAGGAAGATCCTGTCGCGCAATTCAACGGTAAGCTTTGGAACGTATCTCAGGACGATAATAGTTCTGAGCGTAAGCAAGCTCGTAAGCAGAAGCGTCGCCTTCACTTCGTCTCTAACATCTTAGTTCTTAACGATTCTTCGAATCCTGAGAACAATGGTAAGGTCTTTAAGTTTAAGTACGGTAAGAAGATCTTCGACAAGCTTAACGAGAAGATGAACCCACAGTTCGAAGATGAGCAGCCAATGAACCCATTCGATATGTGGGAAGGCGCTAACTTCAAACTAAAGATTCGTCAGGTAGAAGGTTATCGTAATTACGATAAATCAGAGTTCGACGTAGCTTCTCCTATCTCGGACAACGACGAATATCTTGAAGAAATCTGGAAGCAGACTCATTCGCTAGACGCAATTCTAGCGCCTGAGAACTTCAAGAGCTATGATGATCTGAAGAAAAAGCTCGATCAGGTTCTTGGACTTGGTGATGAGCGCACTCCAGCTCATTCGCGCGCTGAAGTAGCACAGCGTCAATCTAAGCGTCCGTCTTGGGAGGATGACGCTGATTCTGCTTTAGCGTCTATTAGTCAGACTGGAGCTAAATCTGCATCTCCGAGTCCATTTGGATCATCTGACGATGAAGATGAAAGTTTAGGCTTTTTTCAAAGATTAGCTGACGACGACTAAGAATATAGATGAAATAACTAAGGGGAGTCTAACAGACTCCCCTTTTTTGTGTTTGAATCACGCCCAGCTGAAATACTTTTCCCAGATGCTCTGATCTTCTGGTCTTGCCGATGGTATACCTCTTGGCGGAGCTTTAGGAGATTGAGATGTTGAAGCTGTTTGTTGCGGAGTGTGAACCGTTACGTGTGGAGCCTGAGAACTCTTAGCGGTTTCCTTAGCAGAGTTTTGGGTTAATTGCTGGCCCAGGCCTGATCTATTGCCTGAGGCTATATTGGATGGATTTATTCTAGATGCCGATAAATTATTATTAGCAAGAGTCTGAGCTTGCCCTGGATTACCTTGATTTTCGTGGCCAGAGAGCCCTGCTGAGCCTCTTTTGTTATCCTTACCCTGGTTACCTGCCATCTGGATATTATTGCCATTCTCGATGTTTAGAGCATCGCGTCTCTCGCGCACCAGGCGACTAGCTACAGCTTGTCCACCAGCAGCCCCGTGACTCTGCCAATAACTGGTTCGTGCTTCATATAGAGCATTAAGCTGTGATGTCTTATTTTTAGAGACACCATTAGAAGAAGCCGAATCGATAGCTTTCTTAGCACCAGCAGGACCTAGATGCATAGCCATAGCCCAGATCGCTTCTTGTATAGCTCGATCTCCTGTGTCAAATCCATTTTTCTTAGCTTCTTGTAGAGCTACATTATAGTGAGTGCGACCAAGAAAATCATGTTGAGCTTTATCAAAAGAATTTCCATGCGACTTTACAACTTCACGATATTTTGCATTGAATGAATCTGTTCCAGGAGTCAAACCCTGAAAATCTTTTTGAAATGGCTGTCCCTCTTTACTATTAATGAAAGCAGACATGGAACCAGTTCTAGAAGCTAGCTGATATTTGCCATAACTAACGCCACCTTTTGGATCATTCTGTCCTGAAGATATCGTAGACACTCCGGAACCACCAGATTCGTATTTCTCAGATAGAGCGCCAAGTCCCTTACCAAGATCAACTGGTTTATCCTGGCCATATCCGCCTGAATGAGTATTGTCGGTGCTTTGATCGCCGCCTGTAGCCCAATTCATAAGCTTACCAGTAAGCGCCATTCCTCCACCTATAGCTAACTTCTTTACAGCAGATACGATATTCGGCTTATCATCTTGGTTAAGAACATTTGGTTTATTCGGCTTATCATCTGATTCGGTATTATCGTTATCTGAACTCTTATTATCTTGATTTTCTTCGAATCTCTTAACACCACCATCAGCTAAGATCTTATTGATCTTAAAGTCGATTTCTTGAAGATATTCGGTAGTTTTAAAAGTATTGTTAGATATGTCTTTAAGAACTGGCTCTAAATGAACTATCAACTCATTACGAACAAGATCATTAGCCGCCGGCCCGGCTTGATTTTTAGCGCCTTCTAAATTCATCACACGATCTACTATTGGATTATGAATAGGTCGATCAAAAACTGGTGATTTTCCTTCGAAATGAGATTCAGTATCGTTATTGGCGTCAGCGATCTCAGAATTTTCAGGGCGCATCATAGCCGAGATGCGATCCATTGTTTTCTCAGCTGGAGACTGGGTGCGATCTTTAATAGGAGATTTAGCATAATTCTGCGCGGTCGCTGAAGCCATATGCTTCAGAAGTTCAGGCACGTCTTTAGAGGCAGTTTTTGCTGCTCCACCAGCTGCCTCTCCTATTACAGCTCCTTCGGCTGTAGCCGCTCCTCTACCAAGAAGACCTAATAATGCTTCCCACATGTATTACTTACCTTGAATAGACGCCCAAGCTTTAAATCCGAAATATGCACCAACTATAGATGCAAGAGCTAGATAATACCAGGACAACATAACACCTAGTTTTTCGATTATCTCTGGATTGCTAACTTTAAGAACGATGTACATAGTAGGAAGGATTATAGCCCATAGAGCGATCCAAGCCATCTTAGTACGGCTACGCCAAACTTGTTCATGATCTTCTTTGTCTAATCCAGTAAGAGAGTCAATAGTCCCCATAGCATCTGAGATGCCATTAACTATCTTCTGTTGCTTGTCTACATCATCGGTATCATCGCTCATGTTATTCCCTCTCTTTTCGTTTCATCTCCAGATATTGTATAAGCATATCGACGTAAATGTCCCTCTCAAATGGAACAAGTTCTTCGATCTCTTGTATAGTCCACGTGTGATCTGGATTATTCTTAAGAGCGAAATTTAGAGCATAATAGTCCTCGAGACTATTATGACTCATTAAAACGTAAAAAAATCTGTTAACGTATTTAGTTCTAGTTTGCGCTGAACTCCTGTTCTATCAGTGTATTCTACTGTGTGTTGAATTCGTGGGATAGATGACAGAAATTTCTTGACAGATTGATATGATGCGCTATCAAGCGTGTTGATGAAACTTAATAGCTCCTGTTCAGAGCAATCTTTAGCAAGAAACACCTCATCGCCATCAAATATCTTAACGATAGACTTAGCCGCCAAGTACTCATAAGCATCTACACCGGTCATTACCGTGTTTCTACTATCAAACAGAGATGCCGGTGGATAACGTAATTCGATACCCTGATCTTCTGTTATTTGAACGATGTTAGTCGTGTTATCTGGAAATGTGACTTTTACTTCATCGAGATCAACGAAGAACTTGTATGTTCCATCACCCTCTTGAAAAGTTAATTCGATTACGTTTCCAACAGATACAGCACGTATCTTGATAAACATGTATTCTATATCAAACGTACAAAGCTCATCGATATCAATATCATCTAATACGCAGTTATTAACGATCTGCTTGATCGCTTTGAAGATATCTCCTTCATCTTCAGAAGATTTAGCCATTAAAAGAATCTTCTCTTCGGCTACCTGGAATTGACGATATTGAATCTTTTGTTTAGTCGAAGGAATTTGTGTTTCGAACGTCGCGAATTTTGCTTTAGGAAGCGGCATTATATGTCCTTATAGTGGAATGGTATCTTCGTACCAATCACGATATGTAAATGCTATTGGAAGTAGCATAAAATTGTTCTTATCTTGCCAATCAACACTAACATCTCCGATATAATTCGGCCATGCATCGATCAGCGTCGTTCTGTTGATCTCTGTGCCTTGTTGATCATACGTACTTATTGATAAGTCAACACAGTAATCTTCTTTATAACTGATCTCATATGGCATTCGTCCATTACCAAGATCTGTAGTCATTCCATACTGACTATGCGCTCCAGTTATTAAACGCATCCATTTGATAAAGAATGTCTTGACTTGATTATTAGCATCGACATAAAAATTGAAGATAACGTCGTTAACGAGAGTTCCTTTAGCGAAACGTTCTAGTGGACCATATCCATATTTTGATATCGTGTTTGAATCGATACCAATACCAGGAACTACCGCTGACTTACAGTAATAAGACATAGTCTTGTCATCCCCAGTGATTCCCACTGAGAGTCGTCCATCAGAAGTAACGCTAGATGTTGTAGAGTTAGCTAGACCGTTAGGCGTAGGAAATCGAACCATGAATTTATTTGGATGAAGAAGCTCGCCGTTTTTTTCAATGATCGATTTGAACTCATTGATGTTGAAATTAGGCATTCATTATCCTTTGATCTTCTTGATAGATTCATTCCAAACGGTCTGCTTTCTCTTCTTTTGGAATCGTTCAGTTGGCAGCATGAGACACATATCCCATTCTTCTGGTTGAATCGCCACAAATGAAGACTGAACGTGATTAGAGAGATATCTCTTTACGCACGGTACGAATGGTTTAAACTTACTAGCATTTTTTAAAATCTGATAGGAGATGCGTAATCTAGTAGTAGAATCGTATTTTTTATTACTAAGAGTCGTATATAGTGCATCCATAAGAATAGCTCTATATCGTGGTGGGAGATAATGTAAATTGATTCCGAGAAATCCATCTTTATACATCTCGATCGGAAATACTAACGGTAAACGATCCCAATAGGGTAATTCATTTTTAAGTTTAGCGTCGTACCAAAACATGACCATCTGCCCGATGTTATTTTGATTTATACGACTATATTTACGTTCACGATCAGCTCGATTCATAGCTCTAACTGCATCGATAGAAGTTACTTCAGATGCAGCTTTACGAAACCAAGTGCGCGCCTGTCTACGCTGTTGAGCTCCCTCCAGATCTGGTGGTAAACCTTTAGCGATCTTTTGAAATATAAAGTCTATCGACGCAGTTATTCTATTTGCCATAGTCTATTTAGAACTTTATTCCAAGCTCTTTTTCAGTCATGATCACGAACTCGTAACCACGATTGGAACACCATTCTTCGGCGTGTTCCCATTTACTCTTATTTTTAGCGTATGTTAAAGCCTCTGTAAGATATCTTTTAATCATACGAGCCGGTTTAACTGGAGCAAAACATTCTTTTCGTGGTTTAATCTCGATAACTTTAGTTACAACGTTTCCTTTATCATCTTTTACCCTGATCTTAAAGTCTGGAAAATAACGATGAATACGGTTATCAGTTCTGCATCGATAAGGTATAAAGAACTCTTCACTAGACCATTCTAAAACAGCTGAGTTATTATCGCAAAATCTCATAAATCGTTCCTCCCATCTTGAGCGATATATGATATTTTTAGAATCACCACGATATTTTTGAGGATTCTTTGGTTTGAATTGCCCTTTATATGCCACCGATCGTCACCTAAATAATAAGAACAAATACTTATAGGGGAACGCTATGGGTCTCATGAACTTTGTAGACTCGGTTACTAACTTCTTAGCTCCTGGAGTTACTCCTGACACGCGTCAACCAGATACGACGCGTACTCGTATCTCAGCGTCAGATCCAACAGTAAAGATAGATGAGACCGATAAAACTACGATCTTAAAATATCCAGCCGATCTTCCCAAATATTATATATCATTTGGATTTGAATCATATCATAGGCCAAGCATCTATCAAGGACTGTCGAGCGAAGGAATTAAAGATTATATCGCTCTTCCGTTACCATCTAATCTTAGAGACAGCAGCACTTATAACTGGTATCCAGATGACGGTTGGATGGCCGCAGATAATATCGGACCTCAACTTCAAAATCTATCGGATGGATTAAAGACCGGTTCTGTTAACTCGTTTAATTCAGCTATTAATTCAGCTGGTGGTTTAATTCAAAAGACAGGAGAATCAGTACTTGGGTCTGGAATTAAACAGCTTATTGAAGTTGGAAACGGAATTACGGGTGGAGGTCTAAATGCCGTAAAGCAATTTTTAGGTGTAGCCGATAATCCATTTCAAACAGTCTTTTTTAAAGGACCGAATTTCAAGACTCATAGCTTTCAGTGGCGTCTAGCTCCAAGGAATGCCGACGAAGCGACTACGATAAAAAAGATAACAGATACGTTCAAAAAAACAGCGGCACCAGGATTACTGAATGCCGCTGTTGGTGGTTTCTATGAGATACCAGATATCTGTTGGATAAAGCTAAACCCACAATCTCTACGTGATGCAACTTACACCTTCAAGCCGTGCGCTGTCACGGGTGTTCATATCGATTGGGCTCCTGATCGTCCCTCATTTCATAGTGATAGCAATCCAGTTGAGATCATATTTGCTCTTGATTTTATCGAATTAGAACTATGGCGTAATGGCGGAACCGGGTTAATCGAAGCAGGAAATGGAGATTTTGATAATGTCGATGGACCGCCTGGTCGTAATCTAGGATCAGTATAATGAATCCGTATTTCTCTCAGTTTCCTATTATCAGATACAATAACAACCTGGTGATAGACATCACTAATCGTGCTGCTATTCTTAACAGTGTAGTTAACGATAAGTATGCGTTCTATCCGTATGCTGTTAAAGATGGTATGGCAGCATGGTTAGTAGCTGAAAAATACTATGGTGATGCAGATTTTGTTTGGCTAGTATATCTGAGTAATAACATCATCGACCCATATTATCAGTGGCCGTTAAGTGACGTAGTATTAGAACAAAAGATTAATGATGACTATGGTTCTATAACTAATGCTCAGAACCATATTGTGTTCTATCGAGTCAATTGGTCTGGTGATGATCGAATCTTATCTAAAAATCAGTATGATGATCTTCCATCTTACGAAAAGAAATATTGGGATCCACAAATGGATCAATTTAACGCACCAGCATCATATATTCGTAAACAAATCGATATTAAATCTACTAATCAGCCTGTAGACGAAGAGTTATCTTATTGGGAATCAGTTTCGGCATATGACGTTGAACTTGAAGCTAATGCTGATAAATCACATATACGTCTATTAGATAGTCGTTTAGCTCAGACTGCGGCAGATAATCTAAAGAAACTATTAACATCATAATGAAACAGCAATTACCAGGCGATATCACTATAAAAACTGCTAGTCTCTTCGTTCATCAAGGAATAGTGAACGTTGTAGAACTGATTCGTATGATGAGCATATTCGAATCAATCTTAACTCCAGGTATCATAGCTGAGATCACGATAGATGATACTCGTAATCTATTATCTAACCTTCCGATCTTAGGTGGTGAGCGCATAACTATCGAGATCTCATCTCCATCTAAAGACACTAGAACTTTTGAGTTAGTTGTAGCATCTGTTAAAGAATCTATTCCTTCTAGCAATATGAGATCTAAAAATTACACTCTTCAGTGTGTTACTCCTGAAGTACTTACCGCTAAGTCGTGCCAAATTACTAAATCTTACAACACAAACATATCTAATATGGTCGAAGACGTGTGTAAGACTTATCTTCAGACGGATAAAAAATTAGACATCCAAAAAACAAAGGGTGTTCAAAAGATTATTATAGCTAGTAAACCTCCTTTAGAGGCTATAAAGCGTATGCGTAAGCAGTCGATATCTGTAGATGATAAGTCTTCGATGTTTGTATTCTTTGAGAATATTGATGGTATACACTATAAAACGATCGAGAGTTTGTTTAGTGGTGATATTAGTGATCGAACGTTCACTAATAATCCAACTATGCATACCGACATGACTCAATCAAACTTTAGAAATATTATAGACTACAAACAAGATCAACAGTTCGATCTAACTAAGCGTTTACATAATGGTGGGCTTGCACATGAGATCAAATCATTCGATTTTAAAACACTAAGCTATAAATCGGCTATCACTAAATTTGCTCCAGCGATATTAAAAGCAGCTGATGGGGTAATGAATAATCCTGATAACGATCAGACGATAAAAAGATGGGGTAGTAATGCTGGATCTAATAGTTGGGTCATGAAAGACTCTGGTAATCCAGATACGTTTATTTCTGATGGCCTAGGAACCCGCCAGAATACCATTTCCCTAATGGGCCAGGGTTTCCTCCATTTACATGTTTTAGGGGATTCTGGCCTCTCTGCGGGACAGATGATTAAAGTAGATCTATTAGATACTACATCAACTGATAGTGCTCCATCTCTCCACCCACAGCTGAGTGGTAAATATCTAGTAGCATTTATTCGCCATATCATAATGCCAGAAGGAAGTTCACCACGCTATACGTGTTCTATCGAAGCACTTAAGGGTGGATATAAACAGAACGTATGACAAATATTAAACGCTTTATAGCTAAAGTAGTAAACGTAAACGATCCAGAAAAAGCTGGACGAGCTCAGATTCGTGTGTTCGGAGATCATGATGATCATGCTCGTATTCCAGATTCTGACTTGCCGTGGGCGAGATGTGTATTTCCTGTCACGCATGGAATGAGTGGTGGAGTATCTGGCGCGACTACTGGATTGGTAGTCGGATCTATAGTTAGAGGCGAATGGGTTGATCCATTCGAGGTCATTCCTGTGATCGATGGAACTCTTGGTAGATCTACGGCTGAAGATGGAGGAAACGGCGATTTCTCTCCACAAACTAAAGGAGATGATCTTAATTCTGTTCTTTCTAAGAACTTAATAGGAGAAACAACCGAAAAACTCCAGTATCGTAATCTAGATTCTATCGGGCCATTAGATCCAACAAAAAAGATCTCTCCATTTAACAAATTGAAGAACGCTCTTAAAACAGTTAAAGAATTACGAGATCTTTTAAAGAACGCTAACATCAGCGAATTGAACGCGATCATTAATGGGAGTAAAACAGCTGATGGTGGAACAACGTATACAACCGCTAATCAAAACGTATCTTCGATAGCTCAAAAGCTGTCAAAAGAGAATATAACGAGTATAGCGCAAGCAATAAATAGAATAAACGGAAGCAAATTTCAAATGAACACAACAATGAGCGCCGTAGAAGACGCTCTTAAATCATTGAAAGCTTAATTATGACTGAACGTTTTCCAAATTCTACATTTGCTGCAAAATATCCATTCAATCAAGTTAGTATTAGTCGTTCAGGACATGAATTTCATATAGATGATACACCAGGCTCTGAACGACTACGACAAGCTCATAAATCTGGAACATTTTTCGAAGTAAGTTCAGATGGGCGTAAAGTAGAATTAGTTGTATCTGACGAATACAAATATACTAAGGGTGGATTAACTCTGACGATAGACAAGAATGGAGACATCTTGGTCGGAGGTAATCTTAAATTAGTAGTTCAGGGCGATCTATATGCTGAAGTCCAAGGTGATCTATCTACAGTTGTTAAAGGTGATAGCACCATAGCCACTCTAGGCGACAGTGTTATCATGACTGAAGGAGATTCGTTAACCTTGGTTAACGGAACTATGTCAGCTAAGATCGATGGAAACTTAAATATTACGACAGGCGGTGATGTAGAGATAGATATCGACGGTGATGCATCTATAGTTGCGTCTGGTGATATGACTATCGACGCATCAAAATTAACAGTTAGCTGTGACATCGATGTGACAGGAAAGATCACAACTTCGGGTGATGTTATTGCTAATGGAAAGAGTCTTGATAATCACACTCATACCGCTGTTAAATCTGGACCAGACACGTCTGGTCCACCAGCGTAAGGAATTTAAATGCGCGCAGATCGTATTACACCACGAACTAAACAACAAGAATATTATTCAGATTTCTTGATTAATTTTGATCGTAATCCGATCAGCGGTGAACTGGCGCGTGTAGTCAATGAGCGATCTGTTATTCGTGCCATGAAGAATTTAATCTTAACGAATCTAGGAGAGCGCCCATTTCAATCTGATATTGGGTCTCGGATTCGACATCTATTATTTGAGCCGATGGATGACGTCACTATCGATCTTATCAAAGAAGCTATAAAGACTACTGTCACACAGCACGAACCGAGAGTTATTCTTATCATGTCTCAGGTTGTTCCAAATGAAGACAATAATCATTACGACATAACTATCACGTTTGCTTTAAAAAATGCTCCGTCTGACCTTTTAAACTTTTCAACTGTTCTTAAGAGAATACGATAATGACACTTCAATCATCAGGCACTATTAAGTTAAGTCAGATAGCTGCTGAATTCGGAACAGCGACCGATATGACACCGCTACGAGGAAAGGGTGGAACACCGTCTACAGGACCTTTGTCTTTTAGTAATTTTTATGGCAAATCTAATATAACATTTAGTCCCACTGGTGATCAGCTAGCTATTGGAACAGGGAACACGTATATAACTCTAAACTGTTCTCAAAGTGCTACTTGGACATGGAGTGGTTTTCCAGCTAATAGCATAAATTATGGAACCAATATATCAAACGGTGGGTCTGGAACAGCAGTTCAGTTTCGAGTAGGCGCTGGTAAAAGTATCGACTTAGATGTACTTTTTACCGTCACTGGTTCTTCAGGCGGTTCTAGTAATAACTGGAACTGTGAGATTCAGTCTAATCACACGTAAATCGATATCACGCGTCCCAGCGTACACCTTTAAAAACAGGTAGATACAGCATACCATCGTTAGTGAAACGCAAGTAAGTTACGGTACCAAGCTTACCGATAGCTTCGTCTTTCTTTTCGAGAAGCTCTTTACAGTACGCTTGATTACCTTTGACACCTGATTTACAGCGCTGACCGTTTGGCATCTCGATGTATACGACCTTAGCGTATCCAGTCCAGTTACCCTTACCTTCCTCGATATCGAGGATCTTGAACTCTCCGTCTTCCATCGGCTTAACCTTAAGAAGACTCTTAGAGCGCTTGTTCTCGTACTTAGAAGCAGCAACTCTAACCATAGCACCTTCGTACTTGTCGTTCAAATACTCTTCGGTTAGATTTCCAACACCTTCTTCATTCATCTTAATGAAGTCAGAATATGTGACCTGGAACATATCACCATATCCACTCAGATATTTGTGATGAATCTCTTTTAGATCATAGAGACGACCATCAATCAGAGCTCCATTAGAATCGTAGACAGCATAGTCTTTCTTAGATGATGCGATATCGTAGAGATGATACTGAACGACACTACGAGCACGAGCATATTGTTCTTCGGTCTCTGGTTCTTTCTTCAGTGCGGAGATAAGCTCTTCGAACTTCTCACGATACTCATGATTGTAGAGTTCGCCATCCAGTTCTAGCCCTTCGATCTCCCAGATACCGCTTTCACGAAGATGATCAGTGATATGAGGAGCGCCTGGAATGAGCTTGCCATCACGGCTTCGCGGTCCACGCTCTTCAGACGTGAGACAACGCATGCCGTCTAGTTTGGGTTGTACTATTATCTCTACACCAATAGCTGGACGCTTCTTTGGATCTTTCCAACCGTCAGCTAGCATAGGTTTGGTGTAGTATTTTTCGTCGATATTATCTTTGGTCTTACGATATTCTCGAGCTAGTTTCTTAGCATACATCGCTTCGACTTCGGCGACGGCTTGCTGCTCTCCGGTCGTAGCATTAGCTTTGCCAGTGTTCTTTGGTTTAGCGATAGTCCATTCGGACGGTACTTTCTTTCCGTCCTCTTGGCCAGAGATGGTACGGTACTTATCGCCTTCAACTTCGGCGGTCCAAACTTGAACCTTACCACTTGAAGTGCGCTTATAGATAGTTTCGTATAGCATATATGTATCCTATCAAAATATGACTAAAATGTCAACTTATAAATATTGTAAACATAACTAGGGAACGATTATGTCTGTAATAAAATTTATACGTGGACAAGACATAGGTTTCCTGGTGTCTTTTATAGACGATGGAACAACGATAGATGTATCAGATGGAACTTGGTATGCACAAGCATCACTGCGTTATCAAACTGATAGAGGGCCATCTCCTTTCGATCTAACAACATCATTAACTGCTAATGGTGCTCAATTTGAGATATCTTCTCAAAATACCGCGATGCTTAGAACAGATGGAACAGGATATGTTCTAATAATCAGAGCATCTAAAAACGATGGATCATTAACTCTCACCACTCTAGTCGATGTAAAGGTCGAAGATGACATCTTCTAATACGTTTAACATTTCAATCACTCCTTTAAATGAGAGAGTGATTGTTCCAGCATCTACAACATATTCTACGGTGGTAGCTTCTGCTTTACGCGGTTTTTCTGGTTCTATCGGAGCGACTGGATATAACGGTTCTATCGGAGCTCTAGGCTACACAGGTAGTATCGGATATACTGGATCACAGGGCGCCACAGGATATAATGGTTCGTTTGGTTCTATTGGCTATAGTGGATCGATAGGTCCTGTTGGTCCTGTCGGTTTCAACGGTTCGATCGGTTCGCTAGGTTATACTGGATCACAGGGATCAACTGGTTCTATCGGATACACTGGTTCTATCGGATTTACAGGATCGACTGGAGCGGGATTTAATGGTTCGATCGGATTAATCGGCTTCACTGGATCTCTTGGTTACAGTGGAAGTATTGGTTACGTTGGATCTATCGGCTCTACAGGATTTAATGGATCTATCGGCGCTACAGGATTTAATGGATCTATCGGATCTATTGGTTTCACCGGATCTATTGGTTTCACCGGATCGATAGGTTCGACAGGCTTTAATGGCTCTATCGGCTACACTGGATCACAGGGTGCGGGCTTCACTGGTTCTATCGGAGCTCTAGGCTACACAGGTAGTATCGGATATACTGGTTCTATCGGCGCTACTGGCTTTACCGGCTCTATTGGTAGTATCGGATTTACTGGATCATACGGAACTACGGGCTTTAATGGTTCGACTGGCTTCACCGGATCGATAGGTGCTCTAGGATATGCCGGTTCTATCGGATCGTTAGGATATACTGGAAGTGTAGGTTATACAGGATCACAGGGTGCCGGTTTCAGCGGGTCGATAGGTGCTCTAGGCTACACAGGTAGTATCGGATACACTGGTTCTATCGGATTTACTGGATCCATCGGTTCAATAGGTTATACTGGTTCACAAGGCATCACTGGTTATAACGGATCTATTGGAACCACCGGTTTCACCGGTAGTATCGGTAATATTGGTTTCTCTGGTTCTATCGGTGCTCTAGGTTATACCGGATCACAGGGTGCGGGCTTCACTGGTTCTATCGGAGCGACTGGATATAACGGTTCTATCGGAGCTCTAGGCTACACAGGATCTCAGGGCGCTACTGGATATAATGGATCAATAGGTTCGCTGGGTTATACCGGATCACAGGGTGCAGGCTTCACTGGATCGATTGGTTCTACAGGATTCGTAGGCTCTATCGGTGATCTAGGGTACACGGGATCGCAGGGAGCTGGATTTACTGGATCTATTGGCGCTCTTGGATACGTTGGATCTATTGGAGGCATCGGCTACACCGGATCGCAGGGTGCTGGTTTTACTGGATCTATCGGTGCTACTGGTTACACTGGATCGGCTGGTGGTGGAAGTGGTGGATCAACTAATGATGTTACCATTACATCAACCCAAAGTTATACACCAACGACAGGCGCTAAAGTTATACGTGTTTCTATAGTCGGAGCTGGTGGCGGCGGAGGAGCTGGAGCTACCGTAGCATCTGGAACGGCTGGAACCGGTGGCGGTGGCGGTGGCGGTGGTGCTAAAGCTCTTATGTTCTTTGACGTAGCGTCATTATCATTTCCAGTAACAGTCACTATTGGTGCTGGAGGATCTGGCGGAACTGGAAGTGCCACAGCGGCAAATGGTGCTGTTGGAGCAACTGGTGGATCTACGTCGTTTGGCACATATCTAGTAGCATACGGCGGCGGCGGAGGCGGCGGAGGAGGTGTTGGAGCTAACAACGCTACTGGCGGTGCTTCTGCTGGATACAGTGGTGCTGGAGGAAACGGAGGAACATCAAACAGCGTCGCTGGATTAGGCGGTGGTACAGCTGGAACGAATGGTGGTGCATCATCCGCTGGAACTATGGGCGGTGCTGGAGGCGGATGTATCTCTGGCGGTGCTGGAGGCGGTGGTTATAGCGGTTTGTTTGGCGGTGCTGGAGGCGGTTCCGGTGGCGGAATGTCTACAACTCCAACAGCCTCATCAGGAGCAGCTGGTGGTGGATCTAATTCGATAGCCGGTGGAGCTGGCGCCGGTACTCTAGGAGCTAACGGCGGAACGATATCAGGAACTCCCACTAACTTACTAGGATGTGGAGGTGGAGGTGGCCGAGGAACCATCAACGGTACTACTAACGGCGGAAACGGCGGAAACGGCCAGATATGCGGTGGCGGTGGCGGCGGTGGTGGCCCTGTAGTATTCGGAACAGCTGTAGCAGGAAGCGGCGGTACAGGCGGAGCCGGCTATGCGTTCATCACCGAATTTTTCTAAGGAATTAAAATGAGACAAGCGTTAATAGACAGTGATGGGCAAACCGTAATTTCAATACGACTAATAGACGTAGATGAAAATAATAACCCAATCGACCTACCAAACGATCCACATGTTGGATCAGCTGTCATCATTCCAGACGATATGTTTTGTGACATCGGTATGATATGGCACGGTGGAACTAGTTTTTCATATCATATCAATATCGACGATGAAAGAGATAAACTCTGGGCTCGAGCCAAAGATTATCGTGAACAGCGTAAATCTATAGGTTGTATGACACCATTCGGTCGCGTTCAAACTTCTCTATCTGATCGTAATAATATCAATATCATAACAACATCAGCTATAGCGTCATTAATGAATAATGATCAGTTTGATGTTAAGTTTACGATGGAAGATAATAGTATCGCAGATCTAAATGCCAATGATGCGATACAATTAGGATCAACAGTTGCGAAATACGTATTGCAGTGCCAATACTCAGCATCAGTCATTAGAAATCAGATCTATTCTGCTACTAACCTAGATCAGCTGAATAATATCGATATTACTTCGGGATATCCGATTCAGTAATATCACCATCCTTCGAGTGGGAACTCAAGGTAGACTTGGACCTGCTGTCTGATCTCGTTAGAGATCCTTTTAACGCGGTCAGTATCCCAACTGACACGACCAAACCAACGCCAACCGCCAGCTCTGGTGCGTACACCTTGATGCCATGTCCGATCATTGAAGTAGACGAGCTTATTACTCGGCGCGCTAGATCTTTCAAGTTCGCCATTCTTAATCTTCTCTTCTACTTCTAGATGCCATTGTTTATAGACGATCACATCGTCCGGAACGCGTGAAAAATCGGCACGACCAGTAGCAAACTGAGTAGGACAAATATCGCCATTGACCAACCCAAGACAATGGTTAGCACGATAAGAAGGGCTGTCGTAATCTGGCTGGCCATTGCTAGTCTGTCGAGGAACGTCATCGTGATGGAAACCCGGGATGCACGGAAACCAACCGGGCATCAGCATATGCACCCGACTGTCGAAGACATAACGGTCTTCATCGTAATATGGATTGTCGTTTAAGAAAGTCGTGAGGAAATCTCTAGTGATTCGTCCTCCTCGTGTGATCGCGAATTCGATAGACGAATTGAAGAACATTGGTTCGTTCTTCACGTGGTTCTCATGATATCCCTCGCTAAACGAAGCACCGACCTTATACTTGCTGTCAAACGTGTACACGAGTCACCTCCCAAACGATCCAGATATACGTAAGAGCATGCAGATACTGATCAGCCCCAGTCAGTATCCAGAACTCATTGTGCGTATTGCACTTCCATCCATAGATTCTATTGATATTCATCTTGAAGTAATCTATGTGGTAATGGAATGCCATCTCTAGGGCACAGAGAAGGGCGGCTGAGTACCACGGAATATAAATGGCCAGGATTAGCCATGTGGCAATACCATGTTGCAGAGCATGGACAAGCCCGCCCCAGTGTCCATAGGTGCCTTTGTTCTGCCACTGGTATGGTGGTTGGTATACAAAGTCGAATATGAAGTGCTTCGTAAACAGAAGCAGTATTAGAACAATAACCATACCAATGCTAATCCTAGAACGCAGAAATAGATCGGATAAAATTCTGGATATTGACGAAGAAAGTTCATATCACTTCTCCTTTCGAATGATGATTGGAGCTGTACTATCAGCGTCGCGCTTTATAGTATTGTCGGCTGTCTCACCCATCGAACGAACTAACATTCTAGTCCACCTAATATCACCAATAGGCTTGTTAGCTTCTCGTTGAATTTCACTTAGGCCATTCGTAAACCAAGCTACGCTCTGCTTAGATGTCTCCAGATCTTGGCGCGTCTCGATGTGATCATTTTCTTGTAGTAGAAACGCTAAGATTAGATCATCGATTAGGTCGTCTTCCATATCCACCTATTGGTTTATTCTTCATTGCTGGAATGTCGATCTTGCGAGTCCTGTGCCATCGACCAGTCCATGAATAACTGAATGACCACATCCTCTGTGGAATGCGCGATCGATGAAATCGCTTAGCTTCCCAGATGTGTATCCAGAGGTTCGGTTTCATTTGATCGTGATTCGAGGGAGCTGATTTCAGATAAACTCTCTTCATCGTCATTAGTCCATCCCCTCTTCTCGAAATATGCGTAAGCGATGATCGCTCCCATCAAACACGCAAAGTAGTCCCACTGAGTGTTATGGATGTCTATGCGATAGAACAAATTCATCGACAAGCAAGCAATAATGTGCGCTAATATAGAAGCACCAGCTATGATCTTCAGTTTATCTATCATTTTTCAGATTATACTTTCGAAGCTCAGTAGCGTTCAGCTGACGCTTATTCATGTAAGCCGTCTTATAGATCCTGGTGTACGGCCAACGACGGATGTAATCCGAATTGGGACCAGGGCCGTTATGCTGAGGCACGCTCAGGTGATCATTGCCATTGATAACGAAGAACTTAATCCAGTGACCGTAGTCGACGTTGCTGTGATTTGCACCGTTACGATCTTCCTTAGGCGTAGAAGAATTCCACATCCATCGGTGTGTGGTGGTGACCGCGTACTTGTCCCAGCCGTACCAGATTCCATCGATCTTGTTTACAAAGAGCTTGTCACTGATATCGCGCCAGTCCTTAAGAGGCGGAAGCTTCTTAGGCTGTGGTTTGAGTGACTTAGCGCGCTTGATGATGCCGCTCGCGGGATCGACGAAGAGATCGCCAGGATATACCTTACGACGATAGTCATAGCCACACGATCCGAGGACGTAGTGATGAACCATGCCGGTGTTGGACTCGCTGATATCGCACTTGACGACCTTAATCGCGATGTAACCCTCGAGGTGCTCGAAGATGTGCGACTCGACTGGGGTCTGTCCAGAACCCATCGACTCTTTGATCTCAGAGTAGACCTTGTCCCAAGGACGACCAACCTGCTTCTCGATGTAGCGCTTAAGCGGCTGAAGGTGTTCACCGAACTCTTTGCCGGCACCCTTCAAGCGACGACTACGCATCGACATACCCTCGCGGAAAGGCATGTCGTCATAGCTCCGATAGTCGCGTCCCTTGCGCGCGTTACCGCCACCTCGGCGCGGTTCTTCGCACAGGAGTTTCTTCATATCGGAGCGCATCGTATTACTTCCCTGGTAGAATGATCTTTGATTTTGGCAGCGATTCGCCTGGCTGTGGAACTGCGTCCACAAATACTTCGTGAATGAGTGTCATGAGAAGACCGAATGTTTCAGTCTTCAGAGCTGACTCCAGAGTGACGTTACCGGCTGGATCGGTGATCTTGACGTAGCAAGCTTCGATCGGAGTAGCGCCTTCGGTGATGGTCAGATGACCGACTGCGAAAGCTACTGTAGTGCCGGTAGACGTCTTACCCTGAAGACCGTATGTACCGTCAAACGCGTGACCTATCATTTATAACTCTTAAGTTGAACCTAAGAGCCACTTATAAACTACTGTTCAGGAAATGTCAAGGCAAAATTAGCAGACGACTCTGCCGCTCGAGTGTGAACACCTCGCCTGAACTCGTCACGTGTTAGAAGTCGTTCATTCATTTAGTTATTGCTTTACGTTTGTGGACTCGAATTATCTGCACTATGAGCCATATGTTTAGTGATAACAGACAAACGACTATGAAGATCTTGATGAAGAGACCGATGAGAAGCAGAAGCAGACCAAATACGATCAGCCCTCCGACTCCAACGAGTTTCAGAGCGATCGTATTTAGATGATTATCCATTCTTATTATAGGATACCCTATATGGCCAGAAATGTCAACTGGTTGTTATTCTAGGCCATGCAGAGAGGCTAATCGAGTTATATGGAAGGATACATTGTTCCGGAGAAATCCCTCTCAGAAGGTCTCAGATTTAAACGGTTTAATTCGGCATGTGGAGTTCGGCATTACCCATGTACTGACCACCGAGGTAGACTTCGAAGACATATAGATCACCGATGATGTCGACAGGTAAGAACTCGATTTCCCAACCATTTTTGTTCATAATATGGTCGGCACGAGCCATCAGATTAGAACGATTCTTGGCCTTGTCGTAGTCGCGCTGTTGTCGTTCAGCAGCGCGCTTCTTGAGATAAGTCAACAAACCCATCGGACGAATTCCTCAATGTTTATGAAGTACCTTGGTGTCATACTCACGACACGTCTTATCGAGCCAGGCGCCGCTGGTCTTTCTGATATTATCAGCGATCATCTGGTTATTCATACGCATAGCACGAATATCCGAATATGTTTGATAGTTCTCATAGAGAGCAGTTATAGCGGCAGTAGCGGCGATAAGCAATAAGAATATGCACACGCCATACAATATCTTTTCACGCATGATCATCTCCAACAGGCGAACCCAACGATCACCATTATCAATATGATGATCGCGATAGCTTCAGCGATATCTCGGTCAGATGGTTTATTACTCATTGGAATAACATCAATTCAGCAGCATCCTGCCAGTTGTCACCTTCGAGCTCCATCAGTTGTGCGCACTTTACAGCCGTGCGAAGACTGATCTCCCGAAGTCGGTGTATGTTCTTGGTAATGAAATCGAGGATAGGCTTATATTCTTCTCTCGACAGACCAAATCGGTCAAACAAACCCTTCTCATTAGCATAGTAATATATGCAGAGAAGAAGGTGACGCTTGGTCTTGATGCCGAGATCAAATACAAATGACCTCGATTCCATCGCTGTGATGTGGGGTTGAAGAGATGAATTGCGCTTGGCTGCTTCGAAGTTCATATTTGTCATGAACATCACCCCACCCTCAAACAAAAAGCGCTTGGGGAGTTGCTCACCGGTCTCTTCGTCCTCCATCTTGTAGTCCGAACCATACGTGATCCAGCGCTCTCGAGTAGTATCGGTCGCCTTCTTCAGAAGGTTCAGCGACTGCATGTCCTTCCAGACACTATCAGCATCATCCAACGCTAATAGAGATCCTCTATTACGATACTTGTATAGGTTGCGATAGAGGTAAGGAGCACGAACATAACCTGACATGATACTAGACCGAAGGTTATCAGGGTCTTCCTCTTCCTTCATATTTTCCAACGGTGTGGTCTTACCAACACCCGCTGGTCCTGGTATGATGAGAGATCGTAGACGACCATCAAACGCTTTTCTGGTATAGTCCTCAACGCGCTCGAACGTCTTCCTGAGATGATTATAGATCATCTCATCGTTCATCTTTGGATCGAAATCAGGCATATTAGCCGAGTTGTATTGGAGAACGTTCATCGCGGTGATAGAACTGGGCGTCACGGCCCGCTTCGAGAGGTTCATCTCATGCAGGTTTGCTGACATTTTGTCTCCAATCAAAAGTTGCCCACTCAGTGAGACCTTATAATACAAAAAATATTCGAAGTAAACTACATTTTATCTCCCGCACGCGTGTATATTATAGGGCGTGATATGACGGATAATTTTTATCGTATTAAAATGGTGAAAAAGGTATTTACAAGGGTGCATACCTGTATTACATAGGGTTCATCGGGAAGGATGGATCCTCTCCGATTTGGTGAAACATATCGTTGGAGATTTTTATCATGCCTGCTTCCGTTGCAAATATCCCGAGTGCCAGCCGTTCCGGTTCGCGCGCCCGCAAGGCCGCCGAAACCCAGGCCGCAAGCACGGTTTCCGGTTCGGCCGCGGCCGACAAGCTGATGCCCGAAGGCGTTGCTACCTCGGATGCTGCTCCCGCTGCTGAAGGGCCGGTCATCCGGCCGCTCTTCGTTCTTTCGGTCAAGAACCCGAAGCGCGGCTCGATCGCTCCCAAGCACTTCGAGCACTATTACAACCCGTCGAAGGACGAGGGCGCGCACCGCCAGATCACCACACTGAATGATGCCTATGACCGCGGCGTGCGCGGCAAGGACGTCAGCTGGGATATGGACCGCATGCACATCCTGGTCGGCGACGACGCGGTCAATTATCAGGCGCTCGAGAACGACGATCAGCGGCGCGCCTTCCTCGAGCAGTTGCTCGACGCGAAGCTGAAGGCAAAGCCGGCGATCGGCACCAAGGACAAGATGCTGCCCTACGTGCTGAAGCAGGCCGGTCTCTGGATCGAGCCGGCCAAGCCCGAGGAACCTGCTGCGAAGCCCGAGGCGGCGACTGCCTAATACGCGGTTCATTGGGGGCGAAGTGGGGGAGGCTGGGAAACCGGTCTCCCCCATTTTGTTTGTTCTTTTGATGGAGAAGAAGATGGCTATGAATCGTATCGATGCTGATACAGCCATAGCTGGACTGGAAGCCGCCGGAGCGTGTGTAGAGCGTGATGGGAACATACTAAGCATACGAGTAAGCGCAAACAGCATGCCATGGATCCTCTACATCGAGAAAGAATCGGTCTATCAGCCAGGCTATAAAAGAGTGCTTAATAAGCTCTTACATCACTGAGCCCATAAGCATTCTACACCATTTCCTAGAAAATGTCAAGGGTGTATTTGACATTTTCTAGTCACTGGATTAATATGAACATGTCTACATCTGGAGATAGTACATGGGACGATCCAACGTATTGCGAGTTCGGTTTGGTAAAGATTCTCGGCCGATTCGGAAGCGAGTTCTAAAACCGACTCCCCTACAACAGCTGAAAGCTGAACGAGAAAACCGTCCATCTCGGAAGACCAGAGAGCCATGGTTCACCGGTATGGTGGGTAACCATGTCCAAGGCCAACTGGCTCCTCAGAGTGGCATAGAAACCCTTCACAAGATAACGCTCCAGAAGGGGGAAGATATTCTCTCTTACATTGGAGACCAGCCGCTCGCTCATGTCAATCTGATATGGTGCACCAAGAGCGAGGCCGAGTCTCACCGTCGGAAGATCTACAAAGCAAACGTTGAGGGAAAATATCAAGTGTTTACGAGATATTATCCCGAAGGAAAATACGGTTATCTTCAACTCACACGATTGAGATAATGTAGTTTGAAAATTGCCGTTGACATTTTAGATCAAGTGGGTTACTGTATTCATAATACAGGTTGAGTAACATCCTGTATTTGTAGTGTAGCGTACAACCCATTGGAAGGTATGGAGGCGTTAATGCGTAATATTACTGCGATGGCTGTTCTTGCCGCTGCAGCCATGATGGCTGCGCCGGCATCAGCCGTAGACATCGATCTCACCGGTGGTGGTGTCGGATATTTTGGAAATGGTCACGGCAATGGTAATTTTACCGATGTCTATTCGGTGGCTCTTTCTGATTCCGAAGTCACGAGCTCGGTGATCAATATCAGCTTGCTGGGCAATAATCATCTGGGTGATATCGACTTCTCATCCATCACGCTCGGCGGCGTTCCGTTCACGCACACCACGACCGAATCTCACCTCAACGGCTGGACCGATGTCTGGTCTTTGATCGATTCGATCGGAAACCCGGTGCATTTTGCGGCGGGAAACTACAGCCTGTTCATCAGCGGCCACTCGTACGTGACGGCAGCCTATGCCGGTACGATCAATTCGACTCCGGCGGTTCCGGAACCGGCGGCCTGGTCTCTCATGATGATCGGGTTCGTTGGCATCGGTTATTCGATGCGCAGCCGGCGACAGCAGGTCTCGTTCTCCTAACAGCGAACAGATCACAGAAACGGCCGGGGACTCATCATCCTCGGCCGTTTTTATTTGTTTACCTTCCATCATTGACGTGTTATAACAAACATACGAATGGAGGTAAACATTAAATGGCTAAGGGTTGTTTGAAATACGACATCCAAGAATACGTTCATCCCACTGGTTGGGAGAGTCGTATCGCTGAGCCATTTAGAGCGCGATCCGATGAAGACGCTAAGATGCTCTACGATGTGTTCACTCGTGACTGGCACGGTGGAAATCTACGTCTCGTTAAGCTCAACGTCATCCATCAAGATAATTTTACGTTGCGTGAATTAACAACAGCTTAAAAAATTAGTTGACATTTTCTAGTGTCTATTATATAAGGTACTCGAAGGATAGCATTGGATTGCCTCTACTATCTCCAATCGCGGTCGCAATCTAGCCCCTCGTTGTCCTTCGAACACCGCCCTCTCTCCCCTTTTTCCAGGGGGCGGTCACGGGCCGTCGGCTCGAAGAGATCCCCATGGTGGGGTTAACATCTCTTCCCGCACAGCCGACGGCCCGTCATCCTCCTCAAAATAATGAATAGCTATGAACTCACAAAAAGCAGTGATGCGCATGTCTGACGGTTTAGTATGGACGATGACGTACACAACAAACAACGAATCAATCTTCATTCAAGACTTCCAACCTGAAGATAACGACGGCTATATGTTCTTTGATCAGCTGAATAAGCTCGAGAACATCTCCGAAGAGCCAACTAATCGAGTTGCTAAGACCGTGACGATTAATTCCACGGTCTATACTGTAGCCAATCCTCAAAGCGTCTTTTCATATAGACAGCCACTCGCATAATGTTATCCGTCGTTAACTAAAATTTAATTCATCCAAAAAAATAGCCCTTTACACGGCTTAGCTTTTGGTTTAGAGTGTAATTCCACTTGGAGATGGTAGCAGATGAGCGCGCGAGACAGTCGTCCTATCAAGATGGTAGAGATCGACGGGAAACACCACAGAGTCCAACGTATCCCAATGTCGACTGGTAAGAGTAAGTTCAAGAATAAATCTCTCGATCCGTCGAAGAACCACGAGTCGGTGATCGAACGTTTTCATAATTCGAATAATAGCGTACATCGATCGCTCTGATCGATCCTATGTCGGTGGCGATAAGTCAACCTTTCTCTTCGCTGGTCGGAACCGTGTGGAGATAGCCTCCAAAACTTATCGTCACCGACACCAACCTTTAGCCGGGTGCTATCGTTGGGAAGTATCCTGGCCAAAACTGGGAGTATGTTGAGTGGCGTTTAACATCCATGATTGGCGTGGCACGAGACAGTTCACGGACAAACTTCCTGATATGTTGGGAGTCTCTGATGGAGAAGTCACTCCAAAGGGATTGATCTATTTTAACGAACACGGAATACTCTCTGGTTACATCGAAGAGATGGGTCCGACATTCTATTGCGCATCGATAGGTGGCGAGATGGAATATCGACATGGAGATGAAGGACTCCACGAGCTAGAAGACCTCGTCTACCAACAGCTTCTATTACCAACAGAATGAAACGTCAATCCTTATTTTAGGGTTGACGTTTCTGTTGTATGGTGATAAGATCATCCTATCAAATGGAGGATACACCATGTCGTTCAAGCCGAAGATCAACCTGAAGAAGCTCGAATTTCGGTTCGATATGTCTGGTCAGATCGGGCCGTCCACTCTGATTGGCGATCTCAAGCTGACCGCCGCTGAAGCTGAGACCGAACTCGAGCGCATGGGCTTCAAACCGAATGATGTCTGCTTGATCGGATGCAAGCGCGATAGCGATGATCCGAATGAAGTCATCATCACCTATCTCCTGCTTAACTGAAGGACCGAGCATGGCCAAGCAACCAAACGCGCTCATTTCGATCATGCCGTCTATACACGGGCAGAAAGCACACAAGTACTTTCATAGCGCTGTCATGTCGACCGATCTTCCGTCCGAAGCTATGGGTGAGGCTGTCACCGAATGCATCAATAAGATGTGGGCGGACGGTCTCGATCCGGTGAATGATATGGTCTCCCTCGAGATAAAGTTCGCATAATGCCTACGTACACCGATCAGTACGAGTTCGATGATATGTCTGGCAACCACATCGAGATGGTCGTCCATAAAGACGGTCATGACAGATGGAAAGTCATGTGCTGGCAGAACGATGACTGCCATTGGGAACGCGATCGCAATCCAGACCTCGGTCCGAACAACCCGCGATCCGGAATGCCGTTCACCCGCGAGGAAGCCCTTGAGGAGTTCGAGCGCTGGCGCCCAAAATAGCCGTTGACATTTTCCGGTCACTGGATTAAGATACCTCTATCAAATGAAGGGAAACATGGCGCTCAAGGAACTAGTCGAGGAAGCATTCCGTAACGCTCTCGAGAACGAAGTGAACTTTCTCGATTGGAGCGACGAAGAGATCGCGGTCGACATGCTCGACTACGATGCTGACATCCAGGAGTCCGGCGCCACCGTCGAAGAGGTCCAGGCCGAGGTGAAGGCCTATAGGGAGAAGACTAATGGCTGATACGAACACCCAGACCGTCAATGTCGAACTGTACGACAACAAGGACGTGCTGATCGATACGGTCGAACTGGATCCGAAGGTCGTCGGCGGTGTCGGCGTGATCCGGAAGAACGGCTTCCACTTCATCTACCAGCGGTTCTCTGTCGACCGCGCGATATTCAAGATGACGGACATACTCGAACTGTAGGCTTACCATATGTTGACGATCTATTACGCGGCAGTCGAGGACATCGGGACCGATCAATGCAGCATTCATGGCGGAGGCCTCGACCCAGACCAGGTCATCAAGAAGCTCATCGAGGTCGCCGACACACTCGGTTTTCAGCTCGACGAACTCATGCTCAAGACCAGCGGCTCCCAGACAGTCGGTGGCTATATCTGGAGCGTGAAAGAGATGCCGTATCTCACGTAAGTCCAACGCTCTTGCTCCTAGTGATTGGTTTGTTAGTATACATCTTCTACTGAATGTGGTATACTGACTATATCAATAGGAAGTAAGCAAATGCGGTACGTTCTCTTTCCATTCAAACTGATGCTCTTTCTTATCGTGGTCACCGTTTGGTGCTTGGGCGATATGAAGTCGCGATTCCCGAGATGGAACACATTTCTCGGCTCTGTTAATCAACCGAATGGAAAGCGCGAGATGCTCGATGTTCAAGTTCAGAGCTCGGGCGGCTGGTGGGGGACGCGATTTCAGTGTCAGAACACCGATGTCGGCCGTCAACAGTCGATGGAGCGCGCTGTAAAGCTGTCCGCGACGGGAAGAGTTCGCTGCATCAATCGAAGCACCGGTCAGATCGTTGACATGATGCAGGCCTGATGTACGATATGTAAGGTTGTGGAGAACATATGATCGATTTCGAAGACCAACTGTGGCTCGATGAGGGTTTTAAGAATAATGCGGTCGATGCATCCGAAGAATGTCAAGCAGCGATCGTAGCGTTCTTCTCCCGTGAAGATGGTGTAGCTCGTTCATCTCCATCAATCCACCAGCGTGATGCCGGTATCGTGGTCGTCTACGATCGCTGGAACTACATGGGAGTCTATATGTCCAGTCGCGTCGCAGTGTTCGATAATGAAGACGGTACGCTTCAGTCCGATGGTCCACTTGACGCTAACGAGCGCTGGGTGTTCATTCATATCACCACCGATATGTCGCTGCCGACGATCATCCACTTCGACTCCAAGAACGAGGCGATCAAACACATCGAATCGTTCGACATGAGACCTGACACGATCAAGGAGATGGTTGCGCGGCTCGGTCAGCATGGCGAGTATCATCGACCAAGCACCGACTACTATTATCTGCGCCGAGTGGATGACCGTTGACGTTTTAACCTGATCGTGTTATACTAACACCATCAACAGGAGATTGTCAATGGTTTATCTTCTCTGGGTTCGCGATCCGGTCAACGATGATAATGACGACATGGTCATTCCATTCGCGAACAAAGAATCGCTTATTCACGGTCTTGGCAATCTTGATGAGCTGTTCGACACCGACGTAACTATCGACCCTGATACGATTTTAGCGATCGTGGATGGTAGCCACATCATCGTAGGAGACTATGAATTCTGGGTCGAGAACAAAGAGCCGATCAGACTTCGCGAACCACTCCATCAGCCAACTGAACTGACCGCTTCCGAAGCTGGTATCGTGCATGCTATTCTCAAGCATACTCGAGAAAATAACATGCCACATCCATCGACCGGTATGATGGCTAATATATGGACGAATATGCTCGATCCAATTATCGAGAAGACGAAAGCGAGATAGGTGGAACTCGTTGTTCCAGCGCCTTACTATACGTTTCGTCGTATACGGTACGACTGGTTCGAGGTGTCGAAATGGGACTATTATTCGATGACGCCCGAGGTCACCTACACGGTGCTTACCTCCGGGCGCAAGAGCTGTAATTGTCTCTCGTACAAACGGCCGTGCAAGCATCTCGACATGGTCCAATGGATTGGAGAACAACTCAATCTCCATGAATTAGCGATCGATGCTAATGGGACACCATGGAAGGATGTTGACCTGTAAACGAATGTTTACAATGCTTATTAGACGTGTTAATATAATCCTATCAATGGAAAGGGGAACACTCGATGGTAGCGACTCTTACAGGCCTGAGAACAGCTAAGAGCTTTCGTGACTTCACGAAAGCTGAAGCCTTCGGTCGGATCGCTCGCAAGGGGCTCGATAGCCGAATTATCAAGCGTTCGATGGAGTTCGAACTCGCCGGCGACGATGACAAACCTGTTAATCTCGTTCTGAACGATCTGGTGTGGGTCGACGAGTTCGACATCGTCATGGTCTTTCAGAAGCTTAACCATTTCTATAGCGCCGAATCCTAATCATTTGGTGTGGATAGAATAAACTATTCAAATGGATTGGAGATGTTATGAGCAAGCTGAATCCGAACATGCCGACTACGCTTGGCCCGATGTTCATCCACTTCTATAACGTCAGCACCGGCAATGACATCTGGACCGGCGAGATCAGGCCGAACTCGCTGGACGACATGTTCCCGTTGGTCAAGCAGTTCTTCAAGCATAACGACGGATACGAACTGCAAACGTTCGACAACGAGCAGATGATTGGTATCTTCACCATCGGACCACTCCCGGCGCTTTTTGCGATCACGACCGACGAGACTGATGCTGGCATCACGCCGCTCGTGGCAACACGCATGTTCGAACACTGCAGAAAGCTCGCACCGATACCGAAGACGGTTCAATAAAGTAAGCTCTAAAATAGAGGTTTACTTTATTCCCATCATGGGTTATAGTATACCTACAAATGGAGGTAGTACATGGATGACCATCGTTTCATCGGCAGTGAACATCGCGAACCCACCATCCCACAACGCATATCAAACCAACACACTCCCGGTGAAGACGAGATGCATATTCTCACTGCTACTGGTGCTCGGTTCGGCGACCGGTCGCCTGAGAAAGCTCGGATCGCCGATGCGATGCTCGAGACGATGTACGCCGAGGTCGCCAAACAGAACGGCATCTCGATAAGCGACGCTAAGACGATGTGCGACGGATGCAGCATTCAGATGGTAGTCACGCTATTTGAGCGCATGATGGTTCACTCTCATTCGACTACTGAGGAAGCTATTCAATCGATGGAATTCCTCGAGATGATGTTCAGCGATCTAGCTGGGCGAATTCATAATACGGATCGATCTCTCCGGCGCAAGCAGCAGATTATCGAACAGTTCGTAGATGTCGAGATGATCGACATCGGAGATCTCCATATTATTCGGATCGGTTGATATGATCATCCGAAACAAACACAATTCGCCTCGGCGAATTATATATCGTGTCGCTATAGTCGTTGGGTTCTGTGGAGCGATCATCATCGCTCCAAGACTCATCAAGTCGTGGTACGTACACGTGATGAGTCGCCATCAGCCTGAAGCGATGCAGTTCCTTATCTTTTGCATTCCCTTCTTGGTCATCATGGCGATCATCTTTATCGTGTGGTGTATGATAGCTGAGGTGAAATGATGCAAGACTGCCCTCTATACGAATGGGTGATGGATCTTATTCGGCTTGAGATGAAAAAGCCTAGAAGTGTGATCGATCACATCTCGTTCTCGGATTTCAATGCTCCGATCACGATCGAATATCTCGGTCGTATGTTCGCTCTTCGCGTCGATGAGATCACCCCTCAGCCAGCGCTGAAACCAGGAGTTCTTACGTTCGAACAGTTCGTCGCATCACGTCAAGAGATCGATTCGAGTGATGAAGACTTTGCGACAGTTTATGGCGACGATGCGCGCGGATATTCGTACGCCAGTGGCGGCGCTTTCATCCAAGACAGCGGCGATGGTTATCATATTACTATCGAGAACTATTCGGCGATTCATACTAACCTGAGTGATACTGAACGCGTTCTATATAACAACTTCTATCTCCCAAACAATAACAATTAACAGTTTACATCAATACCGAGATGTAGTATACTGACTATATCAATCGGAGTTATCAAGTCATGAAACTGCAGGTCCACTACGGAATCACCGGGCCGTCGATATACCTCAATGACGACAAGAACCAGGAGATCGGTCGGCTCGCTATTCCGAACGACATCCAATACGAACTTGCTGCTCAGTGCATTCGTCACGTTATGCACAATGGGAGTGACGACGACACGCAGAAGATGATGCACTATATGAGCGGATGGGTCACCGCTCATGCACGAAAGGCGCAAGAGTCATAATATAGCCGTTGACGTTTTCTCCATATGGTGTTAGTATCACTATATCAAATGGAAGGAAACGGACGATGTATTTGTTCTTCGTTATTCCAGCCGCTGTCGCAGCTATCATCTGCGCGTTCGAGGATATGCACTGATGGAGCGCTTCATCCTGTTCTACACCGTCGCCGGCAGCATGTTCGGATACAAATCCAAGACCATCGAAGGGCGCGACATTGACGACGCAGAACAGAACGCTCATCGCTGGATGAATGGTCTCGCTGGTAAGGGCGAATGGGAGTACATTCTCGTTCGCGCAGAGACCGGTTTCCGTCGCTATAACAATCTCGAGCAGAAGAGGCTTTGACGCTTTATGACCACGTATAGCACTGTGCATCGCTATATTCAGTGCCGAAGACGCAGTTCGACAGCTGGAACGACCGGTTCAAGTGGACCGCGCTGCACTCCGAACAGGAGTCGTACGCTGCCGTCAGCAACGCCGCCGATCAGGAGATCGTGGTCGGCGACGAGATTTGGGTCGATCAGTTCGATCGCATCAACGGCTTCAAGAAGGGCGATAACTACTTCCTCGTGTACGAAACGTGAGTTGACATTTCGTACAAACACCCTTATAATGGGTGTATCAACAGCAAGGATACAAACGATGTCCGTTCCTGCAGTTCTCACCACGATCATCAACAGCAATCACTTCTTCTACCTGTACGAGCGCTGGCAGGACGAGAAGCAGTACGAGGACTGGAACGATTACGTCGCCTCCTTCGAGAAGACGTACGGCGTCAAGGTTCTCGAATCGTCTAGCGCGACGTTCACGTTCAAGATCGAAGTCGACGGCAAGCGCTACGAAGTGCAGGTCGCCGCGAAGAACGCGAACGAGCTCGTCGGCCGTTATCGCCCCGCATAAGGAGCACTGTCATGAAGAAGCAGAAGCGAGCTCGCGTCCGTCGCTGGAGGAAGCGCGTACACTACTACGCACGTCTCTTCAGCCAGTTCGTCCCGCTGACTCACAACGTCGACGGTCACTACATCGGCCTGTCGTCGAACGATCCCGGCCATGCTGCTCGAGATCGAGCGAACCGCCCCGACGTGATGTGGAGCTGAGATAGTCGGTTGACATTTCGAACAAACTCCCTTATAATGGGTTTAACAAGGTAAGGGAAACCAACGATGACAAGCTACTCGATGAACGCATATCGCCACTCGCCCAAAGCGATCCGTGTCGTCCTGTTCGAGAGCGAGGCCAATGACGAGTCGAGGCAGGTACTCGACATCATCGAGGCGAAGAACGTGTCGACGCTCGCCGACCTCATGCGCGACCAGATCGAACCGTACCTCGACGAGATCGGCGAACTGGTCATCGAACCGGCCGGCTTCACTCTAGATCAACTCGACATCAGTGTCGAGGACGCGATCAGCCAGATGATCGACGAGGAGAGTCACACCCACGCCATCGTGCTGGAGAACCCACTCGGCCAACACGTACGCGAACGATCGGCTACGGCAAACGAGATCGCTACCGAGTTCTACTCGTACGACGGTAACGTCTATCAGAAGAGCCACAGTCGCTACGGCTCGATCACTCACCAAAATCACTTCTACGTACAGATCGAATCGAAGGAGCTGTTCTGATGTTCGTTATGATGAAGCACGACTGTTCGGGCGGCTATCCAGGCGAGGTTACTTGCCTCGGCATATTCAGCGACAGAAACAAAGCGTGGAATGCTGTAGCCGAAGACTGCGACGAACAGATAGACGAAGACTCGATGCACGTAGGCGAGTTCGTAGCCGACGAGATCACTTACATCCTAGAACAGAAGGACGTCGTACTGTAAGAGTACTTCGTACTGTAAGAGTACTTCGTACTGTAATAGCTACACCCATCCTAGATCGGCGTCTTAGAAACGTCAACCATCTATAACAGAGCGCTGTATATGATCGTGCGCGCAATGCATAGATAAATCCCTGTCAGAAAAACGCCAGTCCAAGCGCACGTTCTTATCCATGTGCGCTTATTGGGCAACATCGACACCGTCCGTGCGTTCGATCATCTTCGTGCGTTCGCGATCTCGCTTAAATTTGTTAGTTTACAACCGCCATCTGCTGTGATATACTGTTATCATAGTGGAAAGGAACAACACCATGCGTATCAAGATCAAATCGGACAACAACACCGGCGAGCTCCTGGATATCGAGGGTGCACTGGGCGGCGATCCTCTGGCTATCGTGCGGCTGGACAATGGCGAGACCGTGAAGGTCGATGCGGCCGAGATCGAGTACATCGGCTGATCGTGAGTCAGAAGACGGCCGAGTGGCTAGCGCTCGCTATAGCAGAACACAATGGAGTAGCACGATGAGAGTCGCACGCAAGGAACCGGCGATCGGTCCGCAGCCAGATATCACACCGTTCGATGCAGGCCGGCAGGCGTATCTTGCCGGCCTCAGCGTCGATTACGGGCTGCGTCGTTTCGGCATCACAGATCGCATGAGAGACGCTACGGAGTCGTTCTGTCGTGGCTTCGACGTCGAGAGGTCCGACGAGGCCGAGATGCTGCATGGTGGCGAGGTCGACCATGGCGACGGCACCTTCACCATATGATATCACTGGGCCGCGCGCCTAACACGATCCGTTCGAAATGTCAACCCATTTTCAATGCAAATTATTTTTGGTTCGATTGAAAATACTTGTTTACAAGGTGCAAGGTGTTTGATAGAATGGTAACATCAAAGGGGAACAAGGGGTTCCCGGATGATGCGATTGGAGATACGAAATGGCAAAGTGGATGAACGCTTTCATCGAGACCTTCACCTCGGCCAACAACGGTCGGGAACCCACCAAGAACGAGATCAAGGCCGCGACGCCTCTCTTCCTCAACATCGACTACAACCCCAAGGGTAAGAACACCCAGTCGTTCACTCGGTTCGAGGGTTACTTCGAGGGTGGTCGTACGATCGGCGAGGTGATGAAGGACGGTGTTCGCCAGGACGATATTCGCCACGATTCGGCCCACCGTTTCATTCTCCTGGGCGACGATGCCGTCGCGGCCTACGAGGCGCAGGCCCTTGCCGAGATGGAAATGAAGCAACTCGAATCGGTCGACGGGGAGTTCGAGGTGGTCGAACCGGCTCCGGTCCTCGCCATCGAAGGCCCGAAGAAGCCCGGTCGCAAGGCGAAGTGAGGCACTGAGGGAGGTCGCTCGAGAGGGTGGCCTCCCTATTGCGAGGCATTACAAGGGACTCAGAACAAGGGCCATGTGCCTTTCGATAGGGTCCCTTGGGTTCCCCTTTTGTTGGTATCCATGAGGGTCCATTGATCCCTTCGTTCGAGTCAGAATTTTTCAGAACTATTCAACGCGCGACTCAATGCGTAAAGCAGAAGTTTTCAGTATAACGCAGTAGTGAAACAGTGCGTTACAGAAGTGGCCCTATTGCCTCGTTCAAAATTTTCCCGCAGTTGCTTTTGCTTAGTTTTACCTTGTTCGAAGACTTCTCCGCGAGTCTGCGCTTGTGCGTGAGTTTGCTTGGTCGTTTACGGATAGTCTGAGCGTGAGTAGTATTACCGACCCACTCCATCGGGATCTCCACTAGTTTTCCGCGACGAAAACGGAAGAACTTTCCGTCTTGCTCAAGACGCTTTGCCATCGATAACATCTTTCAATATGGGTCTACGGCGTTCAAATCTCCTAGGACCCTCGATTTCTAGACACATTTGTCAGCCATTTCTTTCGCATCATCTAGATGAGCGTAGTCGATGTCTTTACCAGATTCCATATCGCACATCGCTAGATTAAAAGCGATATCGCGAAGCATCTTTTCTTCAGTCAAGCTGAATACCTAACTCTTCATATCGATGCCAGTCAGCTTGACCGATGTTACGATACTCTATTAGAGTAGGATCGTATGGAGTAAGTTTGCTCATGTGGATACTCATGAACTTATTGTCCGAAACAACGATCACGTAACCATCGTCGCAGATGTGTTGGACGTCGGCATATCGTCTGATCTTATCAGGATCTAGAAAAGTCGCTAGCTCGACTTTGTGCTTATAGCTCATGGATCGAGCTTGTCGCCGGTGTTGTCTTCGACGTATAGGTCTAAGATCTCGGTCAGCTCGTCGATGTCGTATCCACTGATCTGAATATGACTACCGTTATCGAAGTGAACGTTGTGCAGCTTCGAGTTGTGGTAGCTGATATGACTGATCTTGTCGGTGTCTATTACAGCGTAGTGACGCTGATGCTTGTCGGTTCGAATCTTGATCATCGTGCTAGCACCTTGTTGTATCCCTTGTAGTTACGAAAGTGATACTCTTTGTGGATGTCTGCGAGAGTGTCGAAGTCTTTGTCCTCGTATAGAGTACGAAGAACAGACCGCCACTTCACTCGGTAGATCTGCTTCGGCCACTTGTAGTACTTGTCGTTAGCGTAGACGCGATCGATCTCAGCTACGACAGTATCGTTGAGGATAATCAGGTAGTGACCAGCGTTTACACAGACAAACAGCATATCAGAAGTCCGGATATTCGTATACAGGACGAGCCGAGTTCAGCTCTTCTTTCAGCTCGCGCAGAAGTTTGATATCCTGATACATCTTGATGTACGCGGTAGGATTATTACGATAATTAACGATGTCCTTCTCCCAATCTATTAGAGTATTACATACGTACTCATAGAAGATAGCGTTATACTTGATCATACAGCGTGTGACAGTAGAAGATAGAACAGCAGAACTACTAGCCAGTACTCGATCGGTAGTAGGAAGAGCAGGATGATGATGAAGATGAGTACGATCATTATCGGTCCTCGACGTTAACGATAAGAACGATCACTAGTACTAAAACAAAAGCCCAGATCATATCATTCCTCCGACAGTACGACTAAGAGACCGAAACAGATCAACATGATGACGATAGCAGTGATCAACTAACTTCCTTCGGAAAATCTAGTGGACACCAAGAATAGGAATGCGGTCTTCGAGTTCGGATACTCGCACAGCACATATGGCGGCCATGTAGGACACGATCGAATCGGTGCCACTCAGGCCGATGATCAGGCCTGGAACTGGCGTTACTGAGTTCTCGAGTTTATAAGCGAAGCGTTCGATAAGCTTATCGAACTTCTTCTCAACCTTGGAGAGAGTCATTGCCGTACCTCGCGAACAGATCACCGCCGATGTTCTTATACAGCTCGACGATAGCCATCAGGTAACCGAGCTGATAGGGAGTATCGGCAGGGTCGTTCTTGAAGGAGTCGAGGATGCTCTCGAGATATTCGAGATCGATGACCGGAGAAGGCTTATCCGTGTTGGGATCTTCCTCGACCGGCACGTTAGCCTCGATCCAGTCGGCGATCTCAGCGAAGCTCTTGCTCTCGCCGTCGTTCATATGGACAAGAATAGCATCGATGCTCGCCGAAACCGGAGTGTTATCATAGAAGCTGTACTCACGACGATCTGACAGTCGAAGCTCGTCGGCTACAGGAGGAACGATACCGGCAACCGAAATATCACCGTTCGCGAAGTGATATTGATCGTTATCAGCGATATAGCGATTCGGATCCATCACGTTACACAGGACGCCCAGGCAGCAGAAACTCTGCTCGCCGCTATGCTTGGTAGTGCGCAGTTGACCAGTAGTTTTAGCGTACTTGCCACTACGCAGAGCGGCTAACCATTCATCACGAAGACTCTTAAGCATCGATAACTCCCAGTTCTTTCTCGATAAAATCAGCGATATCAGCGAAAGTCATGTTCTGATCATCGTTCATCTCCATGAGCACTTCGGCGATCGTAGCTTGTGTTCCGTCGATCTTATCGACTTTAACATCCAGGCCGAGATCACGGGCGAACGTAGAGCTAAGAACTGATTCATGAATAGAACCGTCTGGAAACTTATACCAGCCACTTTCGTCGAACCTACTTGGGTCGACGATCTCGCAGAGGACACCAAGACAGCAGTGACTAGTGTCGTCACACTTATCTATCTCGCGTAGAGCGTATTTGGTCTGCTTATAGTTACCGCTACGAAGAGCAGCGAGCCACTTAGTTAGTAGTTCTTTATCCATCGATAACACTCACTTCTTTCATGATGATGTCTGAGATCTCTTTGAAACTCAGCTTGTTGATATCATTATATCTAGCTAATGGAGATCCATTCGGAAACTTACTAAGAACGATATCAGCTATATTATCAACCATAATATCATACACAGCATGACCAGTGAGGCGATGAGCTAAAACGTTCAGACAACAGAAACCAGTTTCTGCGATCGCAGATTTTCTGAAGCCGGTGCCCAACCACCGTGAAACTGAGGATACTCACCACTACGAAGAGCGCCTACCCAGTCGTCTCTTTCAGCTCTTGTGAGAGTACTCTCAATCATCATCGTCTCCCAAGATCACATCACAAGCTATCAATATGATGAACGCTAATAGCGGTAAATAAAGAATAAACATCACGTGCTCTGTCGCGTGTGCGTAAGCACGAAGAACAGTACCGCTATGCCTGCAAAATAGAATATCATTCGATTATATCCGTATCTTTATGGATTCGATAGACACAGTGGGCGATAAATCCGCCACTCATCACACCTATTGAGATGATCAGTAGTTTTACGAAGATCATATCTATTTCAAAGCCTTACAGAAACCCCACACCGGATCGTCTTCCACAACGCGCTTTTCATGGTTGTATACCTGAAGCTTCTGCCAGGCCATACAACTACTACCAAGACATTTCAAAGTTAGCTCTCGCCAACAAGACATCTGTCTTGCTCTTTCTTCGGAAGTACATGTAGTAGATGACACAAAAATGGACCCTCGAAAAATTCCCGAATGGGAGAGACTACCTGCGGCAGTTGATCTCGAGCTCGATGGTCTTGGTGATGCTCTGCGCGTTCGGAACATCATAACGGCCGCCATCGATCTCGTACTCACGGTTCATCAGCTCTTCACTGATAGCCTCGAGTTGAGCTTCGGCTTCCTTGAGTTCGTCGGCGAGGTCTTGGTCTTCCATATGGCGGAAGCGAGATTCGTTGTAAGCCACTTCTTCTTTCACCTTTGCATTGCGAACAAATAGATCAGCACCAGTAGTGCCGTTAGCATACGCACCGCTGTACTCCCAGCCAGTGCCAGGACGTCCAGGATAGACGTGATAGTCCATCCATGAACCGCTGAGTTCTACAACTTGTATGATAGGCGTGCCATCGCTCCATTCGAGCGGCTTCTTCCAGTCAACTGGCATTTATCTTCCTAGGTCGTACGCGCCCGTGAGTGTCTTATAGACCCACTTCTGGCACTTCTGCGCCATGAGTTCTTCGAGGATAGGCTCGAGCACTTCTAACGGCACGTTCTTGTTCTTTTGAAGGATGATATCGATGCAGCAAGCTATCACATCGATACACTCGCCGACAACCCCGTCATCTCCGGGCGGAAGACCTTCGACTTCCCAGATGATTTCCTGGTTCAGCTCGTTAACCTCTCCGACAAGATGCCGAAAGATGTCTCTACATGTGCGTCCATCTTGGACTCTTTTAGAGTAGATGTCGACGATCTGAACCAAGCTCATGGCATCACTTCCTGAAGAGGTGATAACCGAGTACGCCGATAATAATACCTGCGATCAGCATGTCTGTCTCCTTAACAATCTTCCTGATGCATCGTTTCTTCGATGCTATCATCTTCCTCTGGAACGTTAGCTTCGATCCAGTCAGCGATATCGTTGAAATCCCAGCCACGCTCATCATTGAAGTTCATTAGAGCATTAGCGATAGTCATCTCCTGTTCGTGAGAGAAGAAGCCCTCTTCGTCGAAACACTCGATGCGCTTGATACCATTCAGGCCGAGGTCATCACAGATGTCGACTGGAATAGATGTAGCATTGTTTTGCATCCAGTTGTCCGAAGCATTTTCTGGAGAATAGAAGTTATAGATCACAGATGAAAGCCGAACCCCGTCGAGTTTCCACTTAGTAGGATCCATGACATCACACAAAACGCCGAGACAACAATATCCCCGAGGAACAACTTGGCCTTCTCTCATTTCGTATTGACAAAGCAGACCTATTGCCTGCTCGTAGTTTCCAGAGCGAAGGGCTTCAAGCCACTTTTGCTTCAATGAAGCTTTCATGATGTAGGAGATCCTCTTAAGATAAGTAAACTATACTATAAGTGGGAATAAATGTCAACCCACTTTTATTATCGATCTAGCCAGGTAGGCCCGAAGTCTGGATGGTTCGCAGTAGCACTGCGAAAGTTGCTCGCGCGCTTCAAAGAAGCGTTATAGATGTCCTTGAAGCATACAGGACAGTTGACGATGTAAGCGGTCTCGGTGCGATCATCGACTACACGAGCATCGCTCTTTTGAAACTCAAGAACGGTGCTGCAGTTAGAACACGTACACTCGTACTTGATCGAAGCCGGCGGGACGCCCTTATGAATAATTTTGATTGCCATAAAATTGCTGTTCCAAGATAAGTCCGGCACGGGCCTCCATCAGGAGCCTACCGAGATGATTGGTTCCTTGTCCATCAACCGTTCCCCAAAAAGTATCGCCCCATGTGTTGGCTTCTTCAAGGTGTTGATATCCTGTCGATATAAGTCGATCACGCAGTTCATAATTTTGGTCGAACTTACACTCGATTCCCATTCGCATGATAAAGATCCGATTCTTCATGAAAGTCGGATCTATATCGACTACTTTGCGACCCAGAAACTTTGCTTTGCTAGGACAACCACAAAGACGGATCTCTTCCCGTTCATCGGGATGTATCGATTTTTGCGATTGGTAGTAGTGTTCGACAGTTTCATATTCGAGCCCGTGCACATTGAATTTTGAATACCAGAAATTCGATAGCCATCGATACTCACCAAAGAAGCCCTTAATCATCACTCTTGTTCTTTCTCCGTAGATCGATGATGTTCTTAACATCGATAACTCGTTCCTGCAGAAAAGCCGTACGCAGAGTTATCGCTTGAAGAACTTTAAGTGATGTTTCTAGATCACACTGAAAGAACGTGATATTAAGCATGTCAAGGAGCAGATGGATCTCTCCACAGATGACATAAGGAGTCTTTCGACTAATGTCGTCAGTAGTCTCATCATAGATTCTCCTAGGTTCGACCATTCCTTCTAGATCGAACAGCTTAATTAGATCTGGTTTCTTATTCATCTGATCAACAGCGAGATTACACTTCCAGCTAGAAAGAACAAGCTTCCAATTATGTAAAGATATGTTGGTAGATTAGAGCTCATAAACAACGACTTCAAAATCTGCATGCTTTTCGAATATAGCTTCGATCTTAGACCAATCGCCATTAGCTAGGCCAGCTCCGATCTTAGGGAAAGCTATCCTGTCGATTCCTTTACACGTGCAGATAAGATTAAGAGCGATTATCATGTCATGAATAGCTTCGTAGCTAACATAAACAACAGACGTGTCTCTACCGTAGAACTCTTGGGTGATACAGTTGAAGATCCACCTCTCTGGATACTTCGTGATGACTACTTCGCCTAGATAGAGCTTATTGCCATTAGACACGTATTCGGCGTAATAATCTTCAAAAGCTTGAGGATATCTATCACGAATAGATTTAGCTATGCCGCTGCGCATCACTCCTTGCGCATTACACCCGTGAGCGATATGACGCTCACTAGACAGAAGAAGGTCTCCCTTCTTATAGATGATCTTAGAAATGAACTTTGTCCGACACAAGCATGGCTAGGTCTTTGACCGTGATGCAATTATCGAGTTCTTCGTCGCTAAATTCATCGAGATTGAAGTGCTGCTCGATCTCCATGGTCATCTCCACGAGATCCAGAGAATCGAGGTTCAGATCTTCGAGTTCATCATCTATATCGATCTGTTGGCCGAGGCTCTCCTCTAGGATTTCCAGAACAGCAATAGTGACTCGTGCTTGTACATCTTCAAAAGTCAGTTTATTCATAACAAAATCCACTATTACAAATTGTTCGTGAGAAGCCTATCTAGTTTCGACGAAGTTGATGTTAGTTCAGGATGAACTCTTATAGATCCAATCGAATCTAATGTGCTCATGAGCGAATCAAAGATATCGTCGCATATAGTCTCTCCATAACTAACTTGGAGAAGGTTACCGAGCGAAACTCTCTTTTCTTTGTCCACTAGGACCTGTTGTACTGCACTTAAAGACGATACACCGAGGGGTTGGAGTTGCTGAGGCATAACTACTTTCTAACATGTAGAGCTGGAATTGTCAACCGGTTTATTTATTTTATGATCTGTGTTAACAACTTCATTTCTTGAGTTATATGAACTTACGATATTATGAGTTAGCGAGATCGCGCAGCTCGATATTCTCATCGCGAAGCTTCTTAATCATAGATATAGCCTCACCCAAAAGTTCAGCAAATTCCCTTTTATCCTTCTGTTCGTATGTCAGAGGAATAGGTTCAAAGAACGGAGTGTCAGATATTATCTTATTTCGCTGCATTGCAGCATCTCGCAGCAAGAACTCTCTACCGCTAAGAAGAGCGATCAGATTGTTAACAGGATCTTTCAACTCTTCATCTACTCGGTTGATTTCTGCCGCGATCTCTTCATTAGTCGCGGTGCAACCTGGAGCAAGAGTAACATTAATCAGTTTAGCACCTTCATTAACTAGACGCGCCTTCAGCTTTCCTAGCTCTGTATCATCATACAGACTCATATCTTCGCTTATAGCGGCCAACTCATCAAGTATGTAATTCTGCTGCTTTTCCATAGAACTCTTATATCATGTTGCTGGAAAATTGTCAATAGCAAAGTTACTAAATACTAGGACAACTTTATTTTGCAGGATGCCATGGCTAACAACACCATCACTTTGGCTACTCTCGATTTCGATAGCATCAAAGCGAATCTGAAGAGCCATCTTAAGTCACAAGCAGTTTTTAAGGATTATGATTTCGACGGATCCAATATGTCCGTCCTTTTAGATCTTCTCGCCTACAATACTTCGCTTAATGCGACTTACATGAACATGTTAGCATCAGAAAGCTTTCTAGATAGTGCACAACTTAGAAGTTCTGTTGTGTCACACGCCAAAGAGCTCAATTATAGGCCACGTTCTGCTAGATCTGCCTCTGCGACAATCAAACTCAATGTAGAACAGAACAATAATAACCTAATCACCATACCTAAAGGTACTTCTTTTACAGCAACATATAATTTTCAGACATTTAGTTTCACAACAAATGCCGCACAAGTTTATTTTGGTCAACTAGATGCTAATACGAGCACTTATAAGATAGAAACTGATCAGTTTCAAATCTATGAGGGTTTTTATGTTACTGATACATTTACGATGGATTATTCAGACGAATCTCAGAGGTTCATTCTGTCTAACCAGATGATAGACACTACTTCAACCGTGGTTAATGTGGTTGAAGATAGTGGATCAACTTTATTAAGCTACACATTATCAGATTCTCTTCTTGGATTAGATAAAAACTCAACGAATTATTTCCTTCAATCTACAGGAAACGATCAATATGAGCTAATATTTGGAGACGATATCTTAGGACGTCGTCCAGCTGATGGATCATTCATCACTGTTCAATATCGTGTATCTTCTGGTTCTATTCCAAACGGAGCTACTGTTTTTGTATCCGATACTGATCTAACTTCAGATAGCTCTGGTAGAATAAGTGTTACGACTATTACGGCAGCTCACGGTGGCGATGTAGCAGAATCTATCGACTCCATTAAGTATAATGCGCCAAGACATTATCAAACTCAAGAACGAGCTGTAACTGATAGTGATTATGAAGATCTATTCAAGAGCAACTATCCGGAGATAGAGGCTATCTCCGTCTATGGTGGAGAGAACGTAGATCCACCACAGTATGGAAAAGTGTTTATCGCTCTATCGATTTCTGGGGTTGATGGAATTCCATCATCTAAACAGCAAGAATATCTTAGCTTTATTAAGCCAAAGATGGTCGGCCCGATGCGCCCTGTCTTTATTGAACCAACTTTCATATATGCTCATGTAGATTCTACCGTTAAGTATAATTTAAACACCACTACTCTGAAACCAGAAGAGATCAGTCTTCTAGTTAGTGCTGCTATTGAAAATTTTAATACTACAAATCTAAATGATTTTAATTCTACGATGTATGGCTCTAGATTTGCTCGAGCTATCGACGATGCTCATAATTCAATAGTTGCTAATGAGACGAATGTTCATATCTACAAAAAGATAAATCCAAATCTTGGAGTATCTCAGAATTTCGATATAAAATACGGAGTTCCATTTAGAAACGACATTCCAGTTTTAGCAGCAACTCATGCTACTGATGAGCTTAGAACTGTTTATTCATCTCCATTCACTTTTAACAGCCAAACGGTTATAATTGAAGACGATGGAAATGGAGTTTTAAGATTGATGACTCCATCTGGAGCCGATTATACGTTAGTTAAAAATATCGGCACCGTTGATTACAACACTGGAACTATACAGATAACTAATCTAAATGTTGATAAGTATGATGGTGCTAGCATTCGTATGTACGCATCTCCAGCCTCTAGAGATATCACTTCAGCTAAGAACGATATCTTTAGGATTGAACTAGACGAAGTCACTATTAAAGTAGAAACGGTCAGAGAATAATGAATGAAACTCAGATCTCGACTTTTATACAACAACAATTTCCAGAGATCTATCGTGAAGATGGACCTTTTCTTGTTGAATTCATCAAACAGTATTATGTTTGGCTAGAAACAGATACAACTTCTCCAGTTTATCTAGCGAGAAATTATCAAGATAATCATGACATTGATACGACTATCGATGATTTTGTTGTATACTTTAAAGAAAAATATCTCAAAAATATTCAGCTTAACACCGCTACAAACACCAAGCAACTTGTTAAGAATTCTATTGACGTTTATCGTGCTAAAGGCTCTGATAACGGAATTAAACTATTTTTTGATCTTATCTTTTCAGCGCCAGCTGAAGTATATTATCCAGGAAATGATGTCTTCAGACTGTCTGATTCTGAGTGGAATATTCCGCAATACATCGAAGTGACGTCTAGACCTGTTAATAGATTGTTAGTAGGACGACAAGTTAAAGGTGTTTATTCTGGAGCTACAGCATTCGTTGAGAGTTTAGTACGTCGTAAGGTTAATAACACTTACATCGAAGTATTATACATCTCGGCTGTAAATGGTCAGTTTCAGACCGGAGAAATAATCGCTCTTTTTGGATCATCTGATATCGATATGACAGATTTTCCAGTAATGACTGGATCTTTGTCGTCTCTTGAGGTTATCGAGGGTGGAGATGGTTTTAGTAAAGGCGAGATAGTCGATCTTAAATCACAAACTGGCTCTCAGGGTAAAGCTATTGTTCAAGATCTACAAACTATTACTGGAATCGCTAGTTTTGCGTTAATAGATGGTGGATGGGGTTATACTTCTGATAGTCACATCAATGTATCTAATACAGTTCTACAGTTATCAAATATTCATTTACAGACCAGCGATAATACGACTCTTTATGATCGTATTACCACTATAGTTCAGCCTATGGCAAACGTTCAATGGCATAATAATACAGCTAGTTTTGGAGTTGGAGATAAGGTCTTTAATTTTGAAGCTAATGGTAGTGTTAGAGGTGTAAGTAATATTATCTCTGCAGAATATGGATTAACTAACACTACAAACTATTTCTTATTATCTACTATATCTGGAAACACATCTCCATATGCTCCAGGCCCGTACACTTATTATAAGTCAGGAAATGTTTCTAGTTTCGACGTATATTCAGCTGGTTGGGTTGATCAGAGTGCTAGTGGATCTCTTAATGGTTATAGCAATACCTTCAACCTGATCTGCAGTGGAACTAATCCGTTCGGAATCAGTGAATATGTTTATCAAATATCGAGCAATAATGCTGTATTTGCTCGTGCACAGATCATTCAATCTAATACGATAACTTCAAATACGTTTTCTATATTGGTTGATAATATCGAAGGTTTATTCTTAACTAATTTCAAGTTGATAGGAGAAAACAGAGGTGATAATGTTTCGATCAATTCGTGCATATTCGATTTGGGTCTTATTAATGTAACCGGATCATTTAATAGCAAACCAGGGAATATTATCACTGATACGTCTAATAATTCGATGTTTAGTGCTACTGTAATCAATGTTCCATTCGGAACAGGGGCATCTGTTAGTTTTGATACTGATCTTCTTAATCCAGAGATAGTGTCATTATCGAATAACTATCTTCATGATCATATCGATGTGACTCCAGCTAATCAGTTGAATGCTATTTCATATGGTGCAACTCTTAATAATGCTAATGCTACAAATATGACTATTGGAGCAGCTTTAACTTTTATAAACAAAACGGTTGGAACTATTGCTCGTTTAACTCAGGCGAATCCTGGTATCAATTATTCATATGCTCCATTTGTTGATGTTGTAGATCCTCTTCTTTCTGCTATGCATAAGATGGATTTTGTGCTAAGAATTAATAGTGCTACTGGTGTCTTTGCTATAGGTGAGATAGTGACTCAAGCTCAGAACGGAGCCATAGGCTTAGTTAAGTTTGCTAATACTTCAGAGCTTCATGTTCGTCGTTATAGTTTTGAAGATCGTTGGGCTGTTGGAAATACTACGCCATATCTAGTATTAGGTCAGACGTCTGGTTTTAATGCTTATATTAATGAAGTAACTTACGACATAGATGGTGTTATGGGCCATAATGCTATAGTTACATCTAACGTTATCTCATCATCATCTGCAGCATCTCTTCTTAAAGTTTACGATTCAGGTTTTAATTATCGAAATAATGAAAACATTACGTTTATATCAGAAGATGGAACTAGAGCTGGGTCTGCACTATCAACAGTATCTACGCATGGAAAGGCTTCTGGTTTTTCTAAATCGACCGCTAGCTTCTTAAGTGACGATAAATATCTCTACGATGGAGATTATTATCAGGATTTCTCTTATGAGATTAAATCTCCAATAACATTAGATCGTTATACTGATATGTTAAGAAACATTCTTCATGTCTCAGGCACAAAGAGTTTCTCATCTATCTTAATGAGCACAGTAATATCATCGGAAACATCTCATATGTCGACTGATATAGAGTATGGAACCGTCTAAGGATAATCAATGGAATCGAAGTCACTTAATACTAACGAATATCGTGTAGATGGAGCACTGCGTTATATTGATTCTATTAGCAATGGACAGTTCTATTTTTATGCTGGAAATCATTTAAATCCAAATACGGTCGCTCAACCATATGACAACTCACGTAATACCGTTCTCGAAGCATATTATGCTATGATTTTCGGGAAACGTATCAATGCATCTAACTTGCAGTTGATGATCAAGCGCCATGATTACGCTTCTAATACTGTATATGCTAAGTACGATCACAACGATCCAGATCTTTTGAGTAAAAATTTCTATGTTGTTGTTCACGAGGGCAGTCAATATGATGTCTTTAAATGTTTAGATAATGCGGGTGGTTCTCCATCCATAGTTGCCCCATCTCGCAACTACGTAAGTGTTGACAACGATGACTTTTTCTTTCCGACAGACAAATATCGTTGGAAATATATGTATTCTGCCGATGAGCCTGTAGCAGCTCAATTCGCTACATCAGATTATTTTCCAGTATTCATCGATGATGGAGTTAAATCAAAAGCTATAGATGGTTCTATTGATGTTATTTCTGTTGCTGATTCTGGAAAGGGTTATTCAAATTATTTGACTGGTAGTTTTGGAGTAGGAGACATCCGTCTCAATGGTAATCCTGTGAAATATGGATTATCAGTAGAAGGAGCTAAAACTACTAATGGCTTCTATGATGCTTGTTGGCTTTACATATCATCAGGGCCCGGAGCCGGACAATACCGTCAGGTTAATACATATGTGTCAAACAGCACTGTAAATTATGTTAGCCTTATTAATGCGTTTGATCCAGCGGATCTTCCTGAGAATACATCTACATTCGAAATATATCCTTCTGTCTTAATTAAAGGCGATGGTAATCAGACTGTCAATGCTCATGCTAGAGCAGTTATTAATCCAGCTGGAAACACTGTAGATCATATTGAGATGCTAGATCGCGGTGTTGGATATCATACAGCTTCAGCGACCGTTATGTATTCAGCATCTGTTGGTGTTACCGAAGAAGCTAGTGTTTATCCAATATATTCTCCATCTAACGGTCATGGAGCCAATCCGACTCAGGAGTTAGCTGGTCATTATGTCTGCGTTGGGATGAAGTTTTCTGGTACTGAAGCTAATACTATTCCAGTTGATAATGATTACTCGCAACTTGGTATAATCAAGAATCCGAAGTTTAATTCCGTAACGTTTACTAGCAATGATTTAAACCAACAGTTCACTATTAATGAAATGGTTTATAAGATCGATCCAATACAACTGATTGGCTCTATATCGACTACTAGAAATTCTAATAATCAGTTAACTAATCAATTGGTTGTTAATGGAGCTAATCCGTCAACTGTTGTTTCACCTGGTGATCAGTTGTTCTTTTCATATTCAAACACATATCAGATGTCTAATGTTCTATCGGTAAGTAATACATCGATCTATATCAATGCTAATGCCAGTTTTGATACAGTTAGTGAATATGCTGCGAACGTTTATCTAGCAAGAGCAACATCTTCTGGGTTGGTTGATGGGTTTAGCGCAAATACTGTAGTTCTAACTAACTGTGATAGTGATTTTTCTGTTGGTGATATGTTCATCGGTGTTGAAACTGGAACCGTAGGACATATCAACACGATTAAAGTTAGTAGTAAGAATAAAGGATTTTTAACGTATCTTCAAGCTGTAAGTTATATCGGAACGATGACTCAGGGTAATTTCATACAGGATGAAGCTGTAACACAAACGGCTAATGATGTGTCTAGTGCTAGGTTTCACTCGATTGCCGATGATCCAGATACAGGACAGAAGAGAATTCTTGTAACACACCAACTTGGAATTTTTAACACTTCGGTTGATGATCCTGGTATGACCGATGAAATTGTAGGCCAAGACAGTGGCGCAATTGCTACACTTACGAATAAATACTTACCAGATCTAGTTTTCGGATCAGGCGAAATATTTTATGTCGAGAATCTTTCTCCTATTACGCGCGCTGATGAACAAAGCGAGACATTTAAAATAATCCTAAGTTTCTAAGGGACAACGATGCCTGTAAATAAAGACTTCAACGTCTCTCCTTATTTCGACGATTACAATGAGACGAAGAACTATCACAGAATAGCTTTTAAGCCAACTGTGGCTGTACAGGTTCGTGAGATGAACCAACTTCAAGCGATGTTACAAAACCAAATTGAAAAGTTTGGTAATAACATCTATAAGCGTGGAACTATTATTGATGGTGTTAACTTTGTATATCATTCGAATTACAATTATGTAAAGATCAATGATAGCCAATTAGATGGTCTTCCTGCAGCTCCAGCTGAATATGTTGGATCCTTTGTAACAGATCCATCATCTAATCTAACAGCTATGATCATCAATTCAGCTGATGGTTATGAATCAACCGATCCAGACCTTAAAACTATATACCTACGCTATATTAATTCTGGCGATGATGGACAACAAACATCATTTGCACCATCATCAACTCTAAAGATCTATGACTATCTAGATTCTATCAACAAATTAACTGTTAACAATGGATCAACTGGATTCGCTAATAACGATTCAGTGGTTCTCTGTTCAGCTATAGCTGTCAATGTATCTTCAACTAACGCTTTCTCTGTTGGTGAAACTATCACCCAGTCTGGCGGTAATACTCACATTGCTATTATTGATAGTATTGAAACTGTTAAAAATAATATAGTTCTTCATCTGCGTCCGCGTCAGAGTGATCTAACCAATACTGAAATATCTGCAACTATATGGCAGTTTGATACTGGTTCTAATATCGTAGGAAGTGTGACAAGCGCTTCAGCGACTGTTATTGAAACTATAGGATCGGGCGCGCAAGCTACTCTAACTACATCTGCTTCTACTGGCAAGATCAATAAGATCGATATCGTAAATAACGGACAGGGTTATTACGTTTCACCATACACTACAGTAAAATCTGCTGGTGCTGTTAATGAAACCGGTCCTCGCAATTACAGCGATCTTTCTCTAACTGCTCAAAATTACATCGCTCAGGTTGTAATCAATGACGATGAAAGTTCGGTTGGAGCTGGTTATGCTTTCGGCGTTACTGAGGGTGTTATATATCAGAAGGGATATTTTCTACACGTAGATCCTCAGATCGTTATAGTCGATAAGTATAGCAACACGCCAGACGCTATTTCTGTTGGTTTTGACACCTCTGAAATAATGATCGACTCGAACACTGATGATAGTCTTCTAGATAACGCAACTGGAACTAAAAATGAATTTGCGCCTGGAGCTGATAGACTTCAGCTAATTCCAGAATTAGTAGTAGTAACGGCAAATAATGCCGCATCTAATAATGAGTTTTTCTCGATCGTAGATTTTTCGGATGGAAATCCGTTCAAGGAAAATAAACAGACACAATATAGTACTCTTATGGATACTATTGCTGGACGCACTTATGAAGAAGCTGGAAATTTCGTCTTAGACAAATTTCTAGTCACAACTAGATCAACATCTAATCAGGCTCTAGAAGGTAGCAAACTAGCAGTAGTCACCGATCCAGGAACTGGCTATATTAATGGATATCGTATTCAGACTACGTCTAATTACGTTGTAAACGTTGATAAGGGTGTAGACAGTCGTACCGCTACTGGTCTTAATACAACTATTGACTATGGTAATTACGTAGTAGTTCAGGAATTCACTGGAAATTTCGATTTTGATATCGGAGGTGTTGTGCAGTTGTATGATACTCCTCGCGGATACATGTCAAACACGGCTCTTATTTCGGCTGGAACTATAGCACCGATTGGAACTCAAATCGGAACAGCTCAAGTTCGTAATGTGGTATACGATAATGGTGTTGTTGGAACTCCATCAGCAACATATCGCGTGTATCTGTTTAACATTCAAATGAATAATGGAATGAATTTTAGCCAAGTTCGTTCACTATATTTTGATAGCTCTAATGACGGAATTTGTGATGTAGTTTTAACTTTTGATGCTACAACCAATACTAGCATTTCTAAGCTACAAGATATCAAATCTGGAACGTCATTGCTTCTAGATACAGGATCTGATGCTACTAATAATCTAGATAACATTAACTACACATATCGTATGGTTGATGAAACTCCTACATTATCTACCGGAGGCGCTTCTAGTGTTCTGCTAACTGATCCATCTGAATATTTTGCTTACGAATCATCAACACTCACTTCGAATGAACTCGATAGTTTAGTTGTTGTTCCAACCAGCAATAATGTTCTTCTTCAGGTTAATGCTTCAGCTAACGGAACTGCTGCAGCCGTAACTGGATCTAATAATATAACTCTATCTATTACTTCAACTATTAACAAATATGATATCGGTGATTTTGTCGCCGTGTTCTCTGACGCTACAAACTATGTGATACGTAGAGTCACAGGCAAGACTTCATCCCAGTTGAATTTAGATAGTACTCTTGGATTCACATTATCTAGTGCTAATTTCACTAAAGTGTTTCCAAAAAATACACCTATCAACATCGATAAACTCGGTGGTTCTGCAGTTCTGACGTCAGGAGGAAAGAGTCTCAATATAAACATTGGACTTCTTCAGAACTCAACTTCTGTTAATCTATCAATAGGTTATGATGTTAGAGTTGTAGATGCGTCTCCAGTAACTAAAGTTGCTAATCGTAACTTATTTGTCAAACTAGATCTAAACAACAATCCAGCTCTACTAAACGGGCCTTGGTGTTTAGGTGTTCCTGACGTGTTCAGATTAAAGAACGTGTTTCTTGCTAATAGCTCGACTGTTAATGTGTCATCTACTGATGTTACAGAACAGTTCTTCATCGATAATAATCAAACACCAGATTATGTTGGTTTGAGCTATCTAATTAAGCGTCCTGATGCTAACATTAATGTTCCAGCTGGAACATGGCTTCTAGTTGAATTCGATGCATTCACATCTGGTTCTGGAATATACACTATCAACTCATACGTATCGAGTAATAATGTTCAACGCTTTGCAGATGATAGTTTAACTCTTAGCGCTCTAGGTAGCAAAGTTAATAGTTTTGAGATCCCTGAACTCAATACTTCTAGTGGTAAATATTTTGATCTTGCTAATTACATCGATTTTAGACCGGTAGTCGCTAATACCGCCACACTGTCTACAAGTGTGGCATCTGCTACAGTCAATCCAGCTGAAGGTATAACTTTCAGTGGAAATAATAAGAAATTTCCTCTTCCACAGTCTGGAGTTACTTTTGATCGTTCTTATTTCTTAGGACGTAAAGATATCGTTGTAGTCAACACCGATAATAAGATCAGTGTTGTTCGTGGTACGCCATCAGAAACGATGCCTTATCCAGATCCAAAGATTCCGAACAACAGCATTGTTCTAAGTAAACTAGACATCCCATCATATCCATGTCTTCCAGAGCACTTCTCTAATAATACGAGATCTATTCTTGATAAGAAGATGTCTTCTGAGCTAAATCTAGTTCGCCGTATTGTTGATAAAACTGTTTCTAGTGAAACAACTCCAGCTGATATTGATATATCTCAGCCTAGAGCTTATACTATGACAGACATCGGCCAACTAGACCGACGTCTATCTAATCTTGAGGCAACAGTAGCTTTAACCTTAGTCGAAAACGATCTTAAAGATAAGGTCATTCCTTCTACTGTTGATCCAACGATCAACCGATTCAAGTTTGGCTTTTTTGCTGACGATTTCACCAATAGCAATAATTCGGATACTGCTAATCCTGAATATCAAGCATCGATCTTAAACAGTCGAGTTCTTCCATTCGCCGAGTCGACACTTGTTACTCATGGTAAAGGTTTCTTAATTGGATCGTTTGCTAGTCAGCAGGCACTGGTGACTCAAGATCTAGCATCAAATCCAGCTCCACCGCCGCCTCCGCCTGCTCCACCGTCACCAGCGCCGGCGCCTTCACCAGCGCCATCGCCAGTGCCAGCTCCAGCTCCGTCACCAGCTCCACCTGTTGTTAAACCACCAGCTCCAGCTCCGTCTCCACCTACACCACCTGCACCAAAACCACCGGTTGATACCACACAGTATAGTGCTGCGTGTTATGTGACACCCGGCACATTTAGTGCTCAAGGCATAGGTTTAGACACCCAGTTTCTCAATTATAATATTACTAATGTTGTTCAGAATGTATCACTTGTTGGCTTAAAGCCAAATACGCTTCATACAGTGACTATCGCTGCTCGCGATGATGACGAATATTATATTTCAGCTGTTTTCGGTGGTTCACAGGCTGCTGGAACTAATAAGATCATGAGTGATTCGACTGGTAAAGCTAACTTCACTCTTAGTTTAGATGCATATGGCATCTCGACGATCAATAGATTTATTCAAAATTACATCTATGCAAACAGCAGTCTATTTGAATATCTAAATGTTCATGTAGAATCGTCAGATAAGCATTCGATCGCAGATTTCACTATCCATCTAACCGCTTCAAGACAAATTATTAAAGCGTATATGGGTGGAAATTGGAGCACTTTTAACGGTTACAGCATATACTAAATACCTAAAACACTAATAAGGTAGAACCATGGTAACTGTATCAGTTGCACAGACATTTTATGTTGACAGAACTGCTGTCAAAAATTCTGATAGTGTTACTATCACGAGTGTTGATGTCTTCTTCCAAACTAAACCAAGAGCTACTGGTAATGCATCAGGAATTACAAATCCTGGTGCAAACCTTTATATCTTAAATACTATTGGAGATGCTGTACCAGATGCTTCAAATCCAGTAATGTTAGCTATCGCTCGTCTAGAATATAACGATATCATTGTTAGTTCTGATGCAACTGGAAAAAGTACGTTCACCTTTTCTAGGCCAGTGGTATTAAGCAGCGGAAAGAATTATGCTTTAGCATTTTCTTTCGATGGAAACGAAGCTTTTACACTTTGGACGTGTAAAGAAGGCGATCTAATAGTTGGAACTAACCAAAAGACCGGTGGTTCAACAGCTAAAAATATTGGTTCGTATTACACTATCAATTCATCTGGTGTTGCTGCAGCACTTAGCAATCAAGATATTAAATTTACGGTCAATATTGGCTTATTTTCAGCTAATAGTTCGGCCGATTCGATATATGAAACATATGTCCTCCCATCGGATCCACAAGATCTAGTTCTATACGATAGATACCATTATAGAACGACAGGCCGTTCTAGTGCATCTATGGGAGAACTAGTATTTCTAGAGACACCAGTTCTGTATGGATCTATTAACGTAAGTGCTGCGTGCACGCACGTTAAAGTAGTAGGAAATACTGTTAACTTTACTAATCTTCTGATAGCATCGAATAGCTCGGTAAGCAGTACTGTTAATGCTACGCCATCTACACCACAAAAAAGTTATATCGTATTAAGAAATGGTGGTACCACTAACTCGAATGTTAATATTCGAGAAGTGATCCAAGTTGTATCAAATACTGAAATTGTTTTAGATCGTTTTCCTGATTTTACTAATAATACAGCAACGTTCTCAGTTACCGCAGCTGGACGTATAACATATAATGATATCCACTGGTACGATGGACGTTGGTGGAATGGTAACACATGGAACACTTATGTAGGACATAAAGTTGATATCATTAGAATCACTGACACCAATGCCAACTCTACGGTAAGATTTAGTAACAATTATCTTCTCCAGTTAACGATCAATTCTGGGGGAACTGGCTATAGCAATAATGATACGGTTACAGTTTATCCAGTAACTAACGCTAATACTGCTGATGCTAATAACATAGCGTTTATTCCATCTTATGCAAATGCTGTAGCTAAGGTCGTAACTAACGGTAGTGGTACTATCACAGGATTAACATATATTAATGCTGGATATGGGTTAACAGCACAAACAGCAGTAAGTATTACCACTTCGGCTGGAACTTCTGCTAACATAGTTCCGGAGATCGGCTCTATGATTCGTTGTGAACGTTCTGGATCTACTTTCGGGAATACAGTAACGACTAATATCCCTGTTCACCTATGCTATCCACACTGTGAGATCGGAACCAATCAGAATACAACTTATAGTCTTCGCCAGCACTATCCATATTACGTTAATCCTGGATATGAACATATCTTAAAAACTTCTTTACCTGCTATGGTAAAGACGGTTGATGCTTATACTCCACAAACTATGGCTGATCTTCAAAATAATGATGGGCGTTTATACGTTATAGCATCACGTTCTTATGAAGTTATGCAAACTAATGCTGTTATTCAAGTTGCTAATGGAAATATTGTTAACACTTCTGTTAAATCTTCATCTATTCTTGAAGTAAGCATAACATCTAACAACGCTTATACTATACCTCTTGTAACCAGTGATGACGTTTATAACTATCACTATATCATCAATAATGATGCTACAGGCGAAAACAAGAATTATGGTAAAGCTTTATGCCGACAGTTGAGTAATAAGATCACTCTTAATACCGGACAGTTTGCTGAAGATCTAATCGTGTATGTTCAGGCTTATCGTCCTATCAATACTAACGTTAAGATCTATGCTAAGTTTTATAATACATCGGATAGTGATGCGTTTGAAGATAAAGACTGGACCGAATTAACATTAACTAGTAATAACGCTAATACCTATAGCTCTATCACTAACACTAATGACTTAGTAGAGTATATCTACGCTCTTGGTGGTAAAAATGTTAAGACCGTAAATACTATCACTGGTTCAGCAACAACTACTCTTAACTCTAATACTATAGTTGGCATCGGAACATCTTGGAACACTGATATTAATGTTAATGACGTAATTAAGATCTATCCTCCACTGTTTCCACAGAATTGGATGGTGTCTACAGTTGTTGCCGTTAGTTCAGCAAATAACATCACTATTTCTGATGCTGTATCTAATAGTAGTATCGTAGGATCTGGTTTAAAAATTGATCTAGTTGGTCGTCCAGCAGCTGGTGCCAATAATGAAATAGGAATGCCGTTCCAAGCATTCAGCAATATACTAAATGAAAACGTTGTCCGTTATTATAATTCATCGATGGCTAAATTTGATGCATATAATGTAGTACAGATTAAGACTGTTTTACTATCTAACACTTCAGTAGTTCCACAGATTGAATCGATAGAAGCTGTAGCGACGACCGTGTAATGTCAAATCTTCAAAAAACTAACGCAGCCGGATTCGTTATTGATATGGCGACCGGAGCAGTACTAAATACTGATAACAATAGTTATCAAGCATATAAAGCTCAGATAGCTGCCGCAAAAGATAAACAAGAACTTCAGAGTCGTATTCTTTATCTAGAACAACGAATCTCAAGATTGGAGACTATACTAAATGAAGTCATTGCCAATCGTTGATGTTAATGCCGATACTTTCTATTCACAGATAGTAAAGATTAACGGCATAATCGACCTATGCAATACTGAAGTCGTTACTGCTAATAACAGCTCTAATGGTGCGACTACTACTGGTAAGGGCTTTGTTATTGGCTCTTTCGGAGCCAACACTATAGTAGCTTCTTCCATCTCTGGAGGCAATACTATAGCGTCTGGTAATTTAGCTATTGTAACAAATACTGCTATTACTGGAACTACTGTTAGAGTAGATAATGGTATAAATCTTGGCGCAAATTCTATCGTTCTAACTCATGGAGTTAGAGTAGTTTTTGCAGCAACTACGGCTGATCAGGTAGCTGATTCATTTGCAGCTTCAGCTTATCGATCAGCAAAGTATGTTATTAGTGTTACAGATTCAGTAGGAAGTAATTACCAATGTACTGAAGTTTTAGTTCTTTCAGATGGAACAAACACTTATACTACTGAATATGCTACGATAAATTCGAACAACGCGTTGGCTACAATTAGAAGTGATATCAATTCTGGTAATGTAAGACTTCTAATGACTCCATTGGTTGCTCCAGTGCAGGTGAATATTTCTAAAACCTTAGTATCAACATAACAAAATAAACACCAGGGGACAGGGAACCGATGGCATCAACTAACACTGAATTCGTAGCAAAAAACGGAATTATAGCCGACACTAATCTCATCTACGCTAAGCGTGGATCAGGTAAGGTTGGAATTAACACATCTAATCCAGATGCAAATTTATCTATCGCTGGAACAGCAAATGTTAGCGGTAATGTAGCCATTGGTGCGATCACAACTTTAAATGTTGTTTTTGTTGGTGCTAATCTTACGATTGGAACTGGACTTAGTAACCTTCAATTCACCCAATCATCAGTAATTCTTCAAGATGCATCTAGTGGTGTTAACGTTAACACCACTAATATATCTGTTGGTTCTAATGTGAGTGTTAACACTTCACAGATTACTGTTGGAAATACTACGATCAATTCTGGCCAACTACAAGTTGGTTCTAACGTATCAGCTAATACCACGTCTTTTAAAGCTGGAAACGTAGTTTTAACTGGAGCTCAATTAACAGTTGGAAACACTACAGTTAATTCGGCTTTAACTGCTACAGGAATTACGACTGGAACTATAGTTGCTTCTGGAAATTCAACTCTTAGTGCAAATCTATCAGTTAGTGGCAACATAACTGCTTCTGGATTAGGAGCGTTTAGTGGATCTCTAAGTTCAAATGGATTCGTTTCTAATAGTGATATTATCGTAGGTAATACTACTATTAATTCTACTTCTGTAACTACTTCCAATGTAGTTGCAACTAAAATATCTGTTGGTAATGTAACCACAAACAACACATCGATATCCATAACTAATGGTTCTAATACCGTTAATTTAACTGGAGATAGTTTAACTGCTAATGCGGTTAACTTTGGTTCAGCTAATGTTGCTGGTCTTTTAAAAGTTGGTGGCGATCTTCAGGTAACTGGAAATCTTGTTACGAGTGGTTCAGCTGCTGGCGATTTTATTCCAAATAGTAATTCATTCAGTCTTGGTTCAGCAACAAAGCGTTGGACAGTTTGGAGTCTAGATTCCAACATCGCTAACACTCTAGTAGTGGGTGGAGCATCAACATTTGGTAATGTTGCAGCAGCTAATGTTAACGTATCTAATCTTCTACAGATCGGTGCTAATGTTACAGCTAATGTAACCACTGTTAAAGTTGGAGCGACTACGGTCAACTCAACAACAGTTAATACTACTATTCTAACAGCTACAGGTAATACTTCAGTTGGTGGAAATCTATCAGTAACCGGAAACATTACAGGATCGATGGATGCAAATACTATCGTTAGTGGTGTTCTTAGTACAGCTAGATTAGCAACTGGATCGGCTAATACCACTACATTTTTGCGTGGAGATGGATCATGGCAGATTGGACCGATTGGTCCAACTGGATACAATGGTTCTATCGGAGCTATAGGCCCAACAGGTGCTGGATACAATGGTTCTATCGGAGCTACAGGTTTTGTTGGTTCTATCGGAGGACTAGGTCCGATTGGTTACACCGGTTCTCAAGGCGCTATAGGCCCAACAGGATTTAATGGATCGATAGGCGGATTAGGACCACAGGGTCCACAGGGTATTCAAGGACCGACAGGATATAATGGATCGATAGGTGGTATTGGCTTCACTGGATCTATCGGAGGGCTTGGTCCAACAGGACCACAGGGTATTCAGGGTCAGACTGGATACACAGGTTCTCAAGGTGTCGGTTTCACTGGATCTACTGGCGCTCTTGGGCCTACTGGACCTACTGGACCACAGGGTATTCAAGGTATTATCGGATACACTGGTTCTCAGGGCGCTCTTGGCCCTACAGGACCACAAGGTCCAACAGGGCCACTAGGACCCACCGGACCACAAGGTCCAACAGGGCCACTAGGACCTACAGGACCTACCGGATCATTCTCTCCTGGATCTTCTATATCAGCTGGAGCTATTAGTTGTAGTTCTCTGACAGCATCTGGAGACGTTACTGCGTTCTCAGATATGAACTTGAAGAATGTTCAAGGACCTATCACTAGCGCTCTCGATAAGCTTATGACTCTTCACGGCTTCTATTGGAAAGCTAATGAGAGAGGCGAAGAACTTGGAATCGATCCAGATCGAATTCATGTTGGTCTGTCAGCTCAAGAAGTTCAAGATGTGCTTCCAGAAGTGGTTCATAAATATACAGAAGATCAGGACATCCTAGTCCTCGATTATACGAAATTGGTCCCTCTCATTATTGAAGCAATCAAAGAATTGAAAGACCGAGTCGATAACATTTAATTAAGAGTATGTAATGAAAGATCTGTGGCAAGTATATTCTGGAGCTGTTTCATCAGAATATTGCGATTATATTATTCATAAGGGAATGCAAAGAGACGCGAAGGAGGCCGTCATCGGTCATAATGCCAATGGGCCTCCTTCTCATGATATTAGAAGATCTACTGTTCGTTGGTTAGATGCTAACGGACAAGATCAAGATATTGGTAATTTTCTATTACAGTTTGTTAATCAATCTAATAGAACTAATTTTGGATTCGATATAGAACGCCAAATCCATCAGATGCAGTTTACTGAATATCATAGTGCTGTTGGTGGAAAATATGATTGGCATCATGATGTATTCTTTGATAGTATAGCTCCGTATCAACGAAAGATCTCTATAGTTGTACAGCTTACAGATCCAAGTGAATATGAAGGTGGAGATTTTGAGTTCTTCAATATTCCAACTCCGACAACAGAGCAGCTTAAACCGCGTGGATCTGTTCTAGTTTTCCCTTCGTTCTTCTATCATCGAGTGACACCGATCACATCTGGAGATAGGATGTCGTTGGTTAGCTGGATTGATGGACCTGCGTGGCGCTAATAATATCTTCGCGTTCTCTCTTAACAGCTAAGAAATCTGGCCCTCGCCAGTCTTCATCTTCCCAGTCATAGCGTTTAAAACGTACTCCTTCTTGAGTAACGCGACCTATCACATAATCTAGAGGGTCAAATAAACGATAATAATCTAATAGTAGATCTTTTGTCAGAATATTAGCAAATCCAAATTCGAATTGGATAGCTTCGATCTTACGTTCTTGTAACATATGATTAAAGCCACGCAATACGTTCATCTCCCATCCCTCTGTATCTATCTTCAGATAATCGATATGATCGATCTGATGGATCTTACAGTATGTGTCTCCATCTAGAAGCATGATGGGACGATAAGTTGGGCTCTTGCGTGGTAATTCGGTTACAGCGCTGGTAAGGCGGTCATTTGTTGGATCGTAGACAACATCAATAAATCCAGGTTCTTTTCCTAAACCAAATGGATTGTTAATAGTTTTATTATCGATAATACCATTATTAATCAACTGTTTACGAAATGTATTCGGCATAGGTTCAAACATATGAACTTCAGCATCCGGCTGTCTATCCCTTAGCATCCTCTTCCATTCACCGATGTTTGCTCCAACATCAAATACGGTTTTAAGAGGAATATTAGAATAAGTTAGGTTGTCTTGTAATTGCGTCTCACCACGCAGACCGAACTCAAACATAGCATAGTTCGTGTCATATAGTTCTTCTTCCATTATACCTCAAATGTAATATTACCGTGATGCTTACACTTCACGTTTGGTTCTAGTATGATATTCCAACCACGAGCTGTCACTTTTTGACAGAAATCGATGTCTTCAGATACAGTGTCTTCAATTTTAATAGCATGATGATATGTGAAGTATGGATAACCAACAGCTAGAAGTGCTTCTCGCTTAACCAGTGCACACCCAAATCCTACTGCTGGAACTTTCATTCCAATCGAGAATGCTGGTATTTGTAGAAGATGTTCTACTCCACCTTGATCATTACTTCTATAAGCTTCATAAACTACTTCATTCCTACGCTGTCTATATAGCCCACTCACTATAGCAACATCATCTGTTCCATTATCATAGAACTGAAGAAGATTTTCTAGAGTATCTGGCCCGAACTCCATATCGTAATCAACAAAGAAGATATAGTCATAGCCGTTCTCGATAGTATAATGAGCCATCAGATTACGCACCTGGTCGATGCAGTATCCATAGAAGAACTGAAAGTCTACTTCATAACCATCTGGAATGATCTGATCGTAGATCGATTTAAAAGTCGCCGCATGAATGTTTTGAGCGGTCGGAATTCCAATTAAAATTCGCTTTTTTTTAATATTCTTCATCAATATCTCATTAGAATTACGAGTTTGTTCTTCAGCGTTTATTTTAAAATCGTTATTGGGATGTAGGTCATTATATCTGTACCAGATATCTTTGACAGCAACAATACGATCGGGGTTAGAAGCTTCCAGAAGTGCATAGAGTAAGGCTGAATCACCGCCAGCGCGATAATACTTACCATCGCTATCAAGAAGAGCGTCATCATCCATATTGTGAAGTAGTCGACCTTCAAACGTTCGTAGATGAGTATACGGAATGTTCCACGGAAACTTGTGTTCTCGATATGTTCCGTTTTCTTTGACATCTGGTGGGTAGTCCTGAGCTATAAGAGGAATATTATCAACTTCTGACCAGCAACTACCATAGGTCATCTGTGCACCATTTACGTATAGACGACAGATCTTCCTGAAAATATTTGGATCATTAACTAGTCTATCATCGCCATCTATCAGAACCATAATATTCTTAGATCCAGGATATGGCCAGCACTCATCCTCCCAGACAGATACTTGATTTTGTAGTGCTCCGACACTAATGTCATTCTTAATAAACTTGATACGAAAGTCGTTCAATTCTTTGAGCTTGTTTTCGACGACTTCGACCGTATTATCATCCGATGCATCATCCACGAGATATAGACGCCAGGCGTCGTAGTTTTGAGTGATGATAGAATCGATGCACTCACCGATGAACTTCTCGGCGTTCTTGAATGGAACGATGACGTTGATCATCCATTCACTCTCACATTGAACTACATGATCTTCTTCGTTACCGAATCTGGTATTGAAGATCTCTTTGCACCGTTGATTTAGATCGGTGACCTGACGATAATCATCGAGTGGAAGATATCTGTCGAGTATCTTGTATATGTGCTGCTTCCACTGGAGAGCTACCTTATTCCATTCGCACACATCTCTAACTATGAGACCTTTATTGGCTTTTTGCTGCCATAGATATTCATTTGTTCGTGCTTGAAGCGCTAAGTTGCAGAAAGCATTTTGGTGAACTTCCTCATCGAACTGATAAAGAGCATTAGATGTCGCTGGGTAGTCCATCAACCAACTACCTTCTTCGATAGCCGTTTCTTCAGCCGCTCCAAACCTTCCGGTGATAGGAGTAACGCCGTGAGCCAGAGCTTCTACTAGTGATATACCAAACGTCTCAGGAAACTGTTGTGGATATATCATGTATGAGGCATCGGTTAAGATATCACTCACTTCTTTTTGTGTGATAACTCCAGTGAAATCAACTCCGTCTTTACCGTCGTATTTTTCTTTAAGACCGTGCCAATGTGTTCTCTGCGCCTCGACCATCGAATGCATCTTGTAGTATCCACCAATAACCTTAAGTTTAGAAGTAGGATACTGTTTTACGATTTTCGGCCAGATGTTGTTAAGAAGTACTGGCAATCCTTTATCGACCGCAGCATTAAATACGAAGAGATTTTTATCTTTCTTCTGGATGTCAACATAATCGTTATAGAGATTCACACCATTTCTAGTCTGCCAGACTTTTCTCTTTAACACTTCTTGCATTCGCTTCACACCATGATTACACGTGGTGATATAGCTAGTGTGGAAATCAGATAGAGTCCAGATCTCATCGATCAACCCATTGACAACATAGTTCTCTAACAGAGCATCAGCATCTACAAACGTGTCATGAAGCCACAGAACTTTCTTCTTGGCTTTGTTACGAAGATTATTATATTCAGTGAATGGAACTAGAGATCTGCTGCTAATAAACAGATCATATGGCTCTGATGTATGATCTATAGCTTCGCTGCGTTTCCTATAGTGAACTCTATCACACTGATGATTTTCACTGCAGTCATTAAAGACATCAACAGTAAAACCAATCTTAGCCAGTTCGCGTGCTATGCATATTACAGCAGATTCGCTGCCGCCTAGGCCACTTGACTCTAACGTATATCCATCATACGGAGTACCTAAGTGATCTACTATACAAACTCTCATATTAATCCTTTACAGAGGTATCCCTCTTATACACTATTGCTTATAAAATGTCAAGGGTAAAGTTAGATAAATATCGATACTATTTTATTGATAGGTTTCTATTATTTAGTGCCTCGGAATAATGCCGTTTGATACCATTAGGGTTTTACTAAGATATGTCAGGTTTCAAGTTTGGATTTGGGTTTGGTAAAACTCATAGAAGTATCTTTAGCGATTCCTCAATACCATTAGATCTTCCGGTCAACATTTCATCTCCAACTCTAACTGGATCTGGTAAAGTAGGATATGCTTTACGCGGAACTGATGGCTCTTGGAGTAATTACACCGGTGGTTTAACGCGTCAATGGCTTAAAAACGGTGTCCCTATCGCTGGGGCGACCTCTCCGTTTTATATCCCAAGTTCTAATGATTTAACAAGTATTATAACTTATTCTGTAAGTGCTAACAATAGTAATGGATCATCTGTAGCATACAGTACATCTACATCAGCAATAAGCAATGCTGTAATTACTGATACCGATCCTGTTCCAAACATGGCTATTGGTATGAACATGCCAGGAATAAACGACTTCACGTCTGGCGATAGTATGTATAACATAGCTAGACGCGTTGCCGTTGTTATCTCTAGAACTGTTGGTGGTGTAACAGGAAACAAGACTCTAAATGATATAGGAGCTCCTTTAAGTTCTAGTACAAACCAGATTAATCTGTCTCTAGATGGTTTACCGGCTACTGATTCTATTACTGGAGTAACTTATGGAACATTAAAAGCCGATTATAGCGGTAGATTATATCCAGTTACATCTTTAACTGGATTCGGCAGCGTTCAGATCAGTATGCCTGTGTACCTTGAAACAGCTCGCAGCATTAATGGTGATGGCACTCATAAATTTGTCCTTGATCTTGGTTTCGATCTAGATTCGTTTTCTATTCTAAGAAATATTACTGTATTAAAAGATAGCACCAATCCCAATCTGTGGCATATAACAGTACCAGCTACTGGTGGTTCTAGTAATTGGCTTCAGTTCCTATGGTCTAAAGTTCCATCTGGGGGAATGTTAGTTAACATATATCCAGATGATGGTGTTCTTAATGCTAATCAAGTTTTAACCTCTGAAGAAGCTGCTCGATATTCGAACGCGTGCAGCTATTTACGATATCTTAATGTTAGATCTATTAACAATGATAAAGTTCGCGGAGACACCGTAACTTCTATAGCTTATAGAAATCCTGGCGAGATCTTTAAGAGAGCTTGGGGTTCTTCTACTGTTTTTGATGCTGAAGACTGCGCCCGAGCTTCAAATGAAGCTGGAGTTGGTGCTTGGTATCAGGTCAGTCATAGAGACTCTTTGAGCTGTGTAGTAGATCAAGCTCAAAAGCTAGCTTCATTAATTAACAGTAATGTTAATTTTGTAGAATATTCAAACGAAACATGGAATAGCGCGTTTGGTCAGTTTACTGACATGATAGTTGAGGGTGTCCGTCGTGGATATCACGATCCTAATATATCATATTCAGCTGATGCTGTTCCACTATCTAATCCAATATGCGTTGGTTTAACTAGCAATATGTTTAATCAAGTAGGTCGTGTTGGGGGCATAGTTGGTGGAACTGGAACAACATGCAATGTTCCACAAGGATCAAATCTATACGTTAATATATCTGGATTAGGTTTTTACATATTCCAAGCACAACAGAATATGTTTGTTGGAGATGATGTTCCAATTAACTATAAGGGTGCTCCATCTATCAATCTCACGGCTGGAGATTGTGTTGTTTCTGGAGACGTATTATATGTCGTACTACAGAATAATTCTGGTGGTATTCCAGTAACAAATACATCATATTTCGCTGTAGCTACACCACAAAATTCTAAATGGACTCTCACATGCGGAACGAATAATAGTCTCATGGCTAAAGCTCGTTATCATGCTACGAAATCTATCGAGACATGGAACGCTTTTGATGACGCGTTCTTGGCGGTTGGTAAACCACGCCCTAAGCGTGTTACTAACATACAGCAAGGTTCTGCTATACTTAATCTTACTCAGATGTTAGTTTGGGATGACTTTTATAAGTTCTATGAAGCATCAGCTCACGCACCATATCTCGGTGGTGGTTTTGCTGGAATGGCTCAGTATGGAACTAATCTTGATAATAAGACAGCAGCAAATACAACATACACGGGACCATGGAATCTTAATGACCGCGCTGCTCTATATGACACGACCACTTTCCCTGTAGCTCAAGACGCCATAGACTTCTGTAAAAATAAGTTCTTTGATCCTTCAGTTCTTGAGATAGTTGTTAACAATTATATAACTCAAGTAAGTAGCCATCGAGACAATGTAACAAATTGGTATTCTGCAAATCATCCTGAGCTTAATAAGCAAGGCGAAGTTTGGTGTTATGAACAGGCTTGGGTGGGCATATTCACTGGATGGCCTGATCAAAATATTTGGAAAAACACTACCTCTTATACGGCTGGATCGTACGCTCAGAGCGGTGGTTCTACTTATAAAGCACTAGTTGATAATTCTAATGTTCCAGTTAGCGATACTGGAACATGGCAGCCTATAACAAACGCTACAGTTATTGATAGTTTTGGATCTACTAAATCTCTTCCTCGTATATGGGGTCTCTTCATCTCTATCATGCGCGATTCTCGTTTTGGAGATTGGAGCTATATGTGGGATCAGAGATGGGCTCAAGTAATGGGCCGTGGTTATCTTACTAAATTCGATGCTCAAACACCAGCTCCAACTAATACGACATCATTCTTGCAGTCGTGGGGTCATAGAGAAACCTCAGATGGTATAACAGCTCCAGCTTGGACCGCCACTATTAAAACACATAGTGATTGGACTACTACGCTTAGAACTATATCTCTATCGAGTACTAGCTCTAGTGTTGGTTCTGCTTGGTCGGCCATTATTAATAATAAGACGACAAATAGCGTTATTACAGCTAGTGCTGATGATGGCACTCCTATGACGGTATCAGGAAACACTATTTCAGCAACGTTTACTATACCTGGAACGGTAAATGTTACTATCACTGAAACACTTCTTGGCGCTATTGGATCTCCTAATACCGTAGTTGTTCCTATTAGTGTATCGGGAACTCTAGTGTTGAATACACTTAGTGTATCTAATACCACGCCTCTTGCCACAAATTCTTGGTCTGCCACTATTTCTGGTAAAACTCTTGGCTCAACTATTACAGCAACATCTAGTGATGGCACCATTCTTACAGTAAATGGAACCACGATATCTGGTACGTTTATCAACCCTGGATCTGCTACGATCTCTCTAGTAGAGACACGTGCTCCTGGCGTTAATAGTCCTAAGACGTCTACGATTAATATAACCATAACCCCGATCGCTATATTGAACTCATTAACACTCAGCAACTCATCTCCTGTCATTAATCAGTCGTGGACGTCTACGATTAATAATAGAACTGTGGGTTCAACTCTAAGTGTTTCTACTAGTGATGGAACATCGTTGACGATCACTGGTTCTACGATCTCTGGCATATTCTCTAATAGTGGAAATGTAACAGTGACGATAACTGAAACTCTGACCGGTGCTCAAGGATCTCCAAAAACTAATACTATAGTAGTTAATGTCAATGCAAACGCTACCCTTGTAGATCTAGCTATAACGAATAATCAAGCTGCTGCTGGAACTAACTTCTTAACTAACATCGTCGGTTCAATGAATGGTTCGACTATTACAGCATCATCTAGTGACGGCACCATTCTTACAGTAAATGGAACTAATATTTCTGGCAAATTCACTACAACTGGAACTCCAACTATAACACTAACAGAAACATTAGGAACAGCGACAAATTCACCACATGTTACAAATTTGAGTGTGACTATTAATTCAGCACTAGATTCTGATACACAATCATATATCAATACTATGAATGTATCACCGAATTATACGCGTCAAACTCTGATTAATAATTTGATCACTGGACTTAAGACTGATGGTATATGGAGCAAACTAGATTATCTAGCTATACTAGCTGCTCATGATCCTCAGGCCGCTCGCATTAACGCTCTAAATCCAGCTCAAGGATTTACGGAAACTGGAACGAATCACACTTATGTCACTGATAGATATTATGCTGGTGATGGTTCAACTAGTTTCTTAGAAGGATCTCCAATAGGATTTACGTACCCATCGGCTGGAAATAAGTTCTCTACAAGTGGTGGTATGACCACCGGCGCTTATTATTGTGGAATTGTTGTCGGCGGACTTTCGGGTTCATGGGGTGAACCAGCTGGTGTCATATGTCCTCAAGCTGGATTAACGGCTATCAAAGTTCAGCTTTCTAATCTTAATTCACCGCCACCAACTCAGCTTTCTATAACAGGAAGTAGCGCTGTTCGTCACGTATCTGGAACTAGAAGCAACTCTACAGATATTACAAAATGTTATGCCGATGGTGTTTATATTGGAACTAACGGCAATAGTACATACTCTGCTGGTGGTAGACCTCGTGTAGGAAAAACTGGTGGTGGATTTGTTAGTGCTCCAATCATGGCTGGATACTTTGGTTCAGTATTCACCGACACAGATGCAACAAATATGCATAACAGGTTGTATACCTATCTGCACGCTATCGGAGCAGTTTAAGCTGATAAATATCAAATAAAAGGATCGACTAATGGCTAAGCCTATTGACAGAGATTCGTTTAAACAGTATTGTCTCAGAGCTCTTGGAGCTCCTGTTATCGAGATAAACGTTGATGACGATCAAGTTGATGATCGTATAGATGAAGCTTTGCGTTATTATTGGGACTATCATTTTGATGGAACCGAGAAGATATATTATAAGCATCAGATAACTCAAGTAGATAAAGACAACAAATATATCGTAGTGCCTGATAATATCATAGGTGCTGTTCGTATATTTCCATTGGGTTTCTATGCTTCTACATCAGACAATATGTTTAATGTGCAATATCAAATCGCACTGAATGATCTATACACTCTAACATCATATGATCTGGTTCCATATTATATGATGATGCAACATCTTAACGTCTTGCAAGAAGTTCTTGTCGGTGAAAAGATGATTAGATATAATAGACACCAAAATAGAATCTATATCGATATCAATTGGACGCTGATGGAAGTCGGCCAATACTTTGTTGTTGAAGCTTATGGTGTTATAGATCCAGATGTATGGACTGAAACTTATTCTGATCGTTGGTTGATGAGATATGCTACAGCTCTTATAAAGCGCCAATGGGGTATCAATATGAAGAAGTTTGACGGTCTTCAGATGCCTGGTGGTATGACTTTCAACGGTCAAAGAGTTTATGACGAAGCTCAAGCTGAGATCGATAAAATGGAATATGAGATGATTAACAGTTATTCTCTACCAGCATCGGATATGATCGCTTAAATGGCTATTAACACTTACTTCAATAATTACACTCATACAGGTCAACAAGGTCTCCTTGAGTCGTTAATTATTGAAGCTATTCAGATATATGGTTTCAACATGATATTTCTCCCAAAGACTAATGCGTCTTTGGATTCGATCTTTCGTGAGAGTGATCTTGATATATTTCAAACGTATTATACTATTGAAACTTATCTAAAATCTACCGAAGGTTTTGCAGGTGACGGTAAATTTATGTCTGTTAATCTTGGATTCGAGATTAGAGATCAAACAATATTTACTGTAGCACAATCGGTATTTAAAAACATCACTGGAATGGATCGTCCTAGAGAAGGTGATCTAGTATATCTTCCATTAGACAAGAAGTGCTATGAGATTAAGTTTGTTGATCACCAAACTGTATTTTATCAATTAGGAAAACTTAACACGTGGGATCTAACATTAGAACTTCTAGAATATAATGGACAGATTTTTAGAACTGGTATCTCAGACATAGACGCTATTCAAACACTGAATACTCTTGATGGAACCGACGTAACTGTGCCAGAAAATTGGAATGATCAGAGTCCAGAATTCCAGACCGATACACCTAACATTATAGATTTTACTGATCAAGATCCATTTTCGCTAGGGAATAACTTCTAATGTTTGGATCAAATTATTATTTCGGTTTAACTAGAAAATATGTTACTGTTTTTGGAACTCTCTTTAATGACATCAGCATAGATGTGCCATATACTGATGGTTCTAATAATCATGTTAAGACTATCAAGGTTCCTTTAACATATGGTTCTCAGGATAAACTTATGTCGAGAGTGAATACTGATCAAGATCTAACTCGTAAAGTAGCAGCAGTGTCTCCAGCGATGGCATTTTTAGTTAGTGCTCCATCATTCGATAATGAAAGAATGGGGCAATCAACTATTCAGCGCCGGTTTGTAGATCAAACCGGCCAAGTAAATAGTCAATTTGCTGGTGTTCCATACAATTTAAATTTTCAACTCTTCATATATGCTGACAAAGAAGAAGATGGTCTTAGAGTTTTAGAAAACATAATTCCATATTTTACTCCTGCATTAACTGTAACCGTAAAAATTATCCCAGAAATGGGTTATGAACTCGATGTTCCAATAACACTAAACAATATTGATGTTGATAATCAATCATGGGGGTCGATGCAAGATCGAAGAGGAATAGTTTGGACGCTAAACTTCACTATGAAAGCTCAATATACCGGTCCTATCGGACAGGGTAGAAAAGTTATCAAATATGTCATCACTGATTTCTATAGTGTTGATCATAATGCTAATAACTTAGTTAATATCGTGCATATTCAGCCTGGTTTAACAGCTAATGGAACGCCAACGACAGATATCAACAATACTATTCCTTACACACAAATTAATGCTAATGACGACTTTGGATATATTACTACTATTCTAAAGGGTGACGAATGAGCGATGACATAATCAAAAGAGCTCTTGGAATGAGTGTTGATAAATCATTGGATGATCCAAAACCAGTAATAGTTTATCAACCAGCTTCAGAAGATGAAATTCAAGAAGAAGCTGATCGAGATATCGATTTTGCTAGAGAAAATATTATAGATCTGATTGAAAAAGGTTCAGAAGCAGTTCGTGAACTTCTAGAGATAGCTAAGCAGTCTCAACACCCTCGCGCGTTCGAAGTTGTGGCAAATCTTCTTAAAACATCATCAGATCTCAACAATGATCTTGTAGGACTCCATAAGAAGCGACAAGATCTCGGTAAGGAAAAGCCAGCAGCGACTCCAAAGGGAGGCACGGTGAACAATAATGTATTTGTTGGATCTACGGCTGAGTTGCATAAATTGTTGGCTCAGATGAAAGAAAATGGACAATCGTAACTTACTCGGGATAGATGATATCTCGATCGACAAGGGTTACCTTGGTAACCCTTTATTGAAACGTGTTGGAGAGACCATCGAATGGACTCCTGAGCGCGTCGAAGAGATGATCAAGTGTCAGATGAACCCGATCTATTTCATCGAAACATATATGAAGATCGTCAATGTCGATGATGGTCTAGTGAACTTTAAGCTCTACGACTACCAAAAAGACATGATCATGTCGATGGTGCACAATCGTATGAGCATCATCGCTACCGCTCGTCAAGCAGGTAAGTCTACCACGACCTGCGGTTTCATACTTTGGTACATCCTCTTCAATGAGAATAAGACAGTAGCTCTTCTAGCTAACAAGGGTGATACCGCTCGAGAGATCATGAAGCGTATCACGGACGCGTACCAGTATCTGCCTAAGTGGTTACAACAGGGTATCGTGTCGATGAACAAGGGTTCAATGATGCTCGAGAACGAGAGTCGTGTTCTTGCAGGCTCGACATCAAGCGATAACATTCGTGGTTACTCGATCAACATGCTATTCATCGATGAGGCAGCCTTCATCGAGAACTGGGATGAGTTCTTCACCTCGGTCTTCCCAACCATTTCATCCGGTAAGACCACTAAGATCGTTCTAGTCTCTACTCCAAATGGGCTG